TTGCGAGATTTTCTTATTGAAGTTATAATTCCAACTAAAAATGGAGAAGTCCTAGACCTAGTTGCATGAGAATTTTCGTTAGTTCAACTATTCTTGTTGCATCAAGTAGTCAAACAGATATTGAATTTGCGAAACGCAATAATTTAAAAGAAGTAAAAAAATGATAGAATTACCTGATATATTTTATGTAATCAATATATTCACAGGGTGCATTTTAGTCTTGCTATTTCTTTTGATTATGACTAACATAGACTAATGAGTTACTCAATTATAGAAGGTTGCATAAGGCAAAGTTTAGATTTACCAATAGAAGAAGACATGAGAGACGAGATTTTAGTTGAAGAAAAAATTTTAAAGAATAGAAAGAACCCATTGTTTGTAGTAACATCTATTCATGCGGAAGCAATCAATAACATGACTCGCAAGAAGAGTCTTGACGAAGTTGATCTTCAATGCCTTAAAGACTTAGGTTTTGCGGTTGCTTATAATAAGCTTGACGAGAATGGAGATAAATGCTATATTAAACATAACGCAAGAACATTTAAAGAATACATTGATCGAAAGAAAAATTGAACTTTAAGTATAACATAACACATAAAATACAAGACAAAGAAGAAATCATAGGATTCCATTCAAAGAAGAACATGATTGACTACTTAAATAAAAACAAAAATTATTTAAATACATTAAATCATGTTTATTTGAATTTCAAAACTATCAAACTACCATTAACACAATCAAGTTGGAGAATATCAAAATGCAAGAAATAATAAAAAAAATCTACGAGCGTATGGAATTTTGTGCAAACGCACACACAAATTGCCAAGCTACTGAACATCAATACATATTAGAAATTAGTTTATTGAATGAAGTTTTAGATCAAATTGAAACATTTCCTTGGGAAGATCATCAAGAAGAACTTAATTAAATACAAAAATTTATATCATTATGGCAAAAAAAGCAACAACAAAATCAAATACCCCAAAAGAGCAAAGTGCAAAACTATATCAAATCTCGAAAAAAGTCTCGCACACAGGTGGATCACCTCTCGTTGAATCTTTAACAAATAAAGGAGTAATGGTAACACAAAAAGTTAGAGATGCACAAGAACGCAGAAGACAATCGCAGTAATTTATTTTTGCAACTAACAGAGCGTTGGCAAGATGGTCAATATGCTCAAGTAGCTGAATACATTCGACATGACATTGTTTTTTCAGATCGAGCTAATTTAATAGATTTTTGCGTATATTTATCTAATTATCTCGGCATGAAAGAATTACGAGTATTACAAAAACTCATTTAAATGCTTGACAGGCAAACCAAAATTTCGTAAGATATTAGCATGACAAAGAAATTGCAGACACTATACAAAATCGACACTAAAGGTAAATTGCGTGAATGGACTATGCACATTGATGGTGCATCATTCTATGCAGTCAAAGGTCTTGTAGATGGCAAGAAGACAACTGATAAGCCAACAACTACAATCGCCAAGAATGTAGGACGAGCAAACGCAACTACTCCACAAGAGCAAGCATTATTAGAAGCTAAAGCTAAATTTCAAAAGAAATTAGATAGTGGATATGCTCTCAATGAGATAGATGCACAGAAAAAAAAGTTCTATGAGCCTATGCTCGCACACAATTACAAAGATCGTCAAGATGAATTAGTGGGCAAGTATCCTGTTTTTTCCCAACCAAAACTTGATGGTATTCGTTGTATTGTTCGCAAAGAAGGTAATACGCTCATAGGAAGGACTCGCAAAGGGAAGGAGATAGAGTGTATCCCTCACATCCTAAAAAGCTTAAATGGGTTCTTTCTCGCCTATCCAAACGCTATTCTTGATGGCGAGCTATACAATCACGATCTGCGAGATAACTTTAATAAGATTACATCACTTGTTCGCAAGCAAAAACCAATCAAGTCAGATAAGATGACTGATAAAGCATTTGACAAGAAGGTCGTAGAATATAAAGAAAGATTATCTGAAGCAGAAGATACAATACAATATCATGTATATGATGCACCAAGAATCAATGATACAATAAATGAAGCACAATCATTTGATTTTAGAATAGATGAATTAAAAGCAAATCTAACACAAAACAAACAGATTATATTAGTCGAAACAAGTGAAGTTTATTCAAAAGGGAATTTAAATAGTTTGTATGGTCAGTATCTTGAACAAGGATACGAAGGTCAAATGGTTAGAAAGTCATTATCAAGTTACGAAAACAAGCGTAGCACATCATTATTAAAAAGAAAAGAATTTATTGATGCAGAATATAAGATAATTGATATTGATGTTGGAAATGGGAATCGTAGTGGTACTGCAAAGCATCTCGTATGTTATTGCGATAAGACCAAGCGTACATTCAATAGTAACATCAAAGGTTCATTTGATTACCTCAAGGAGATATATGATAATCGCAAAGAATATATTGGTCAGTTAGCAACCATTAAATACTTTCAGCTTACCCCTGATGGTATTCCTCGCTTTCCTTATGCAATCGCTTTTCGCAATTACGAATAACATTCTTATACATAACATATAATAAACATATACATATACATAGTATACTACAATACAATATTATAAAATTAGATTAATATTCAATATTATGTAAAATATAAATGATTTCATTATAAAGTCATTGTGTTTCTGTAAGAATAGATAAAATATTAGTGTGGGTAAAAGTGGGGCGAAATGGGTAATTAGGGAGTACGCGACTTAAATATATAATTTTATTTGTATAATTAATTCTTGCAAACAAAAAGAAAAAGCCTAAACCAAAAAGAAAAAAACACTTAATAATATAATATAATTTGTATAGTAAAACAAAAACAATAAAAAATAAAATAATGAAAATTTTAATTCAAATAATATTAAATACAAGGCGACAATTACAAAAAATATTTTATCAAATAAAACGCATATTAAGGTTAATTATACAAAATAAATCATCAAATAAAGCCGAGTCAAAAAAAGTTGTGCGAAATTCTCACGGATTTCCAACTATTTTGAAATAATTCTAATCTAAGTCATTTATTTACAATAATTTACAATATGATTACATTTATTCTTGACAATTCTCAAACCTTGTATTATTGTATATAGTATATTATGAATGAAGAACCACTAGATATGGGCGAGCCAAAGCCATTAACTGACGAGAAAAATCTAAAATCATTGAAACAGATGATAAAAAGTGCCCCAACAGAAGAGATTAAAGAGGGCTTACAAAACCAAATAGATCAATTAGAACAAAAAATAAAAAATGAAACAAAATTTGAAAAGATTAAGTAGTGAAATATGCAACATATTCGCTAATAAGCTTACCTCACTAACAGAAAAACAAGCAGAACATTTAAATCTATTAAATAATAGTATGAATTTTTATATACAATTAAAAGATAATGATAAAGCTATATACAATGCTCGCGAAACGCTTAAATATTTAAAGCAAATAACAAAAGATGGATGATTTAGATCCAAAATCCCAAGAGGTATTGCAGTTAAGCTACGAAATTGTGCAGTTAATCGAACAAAATGTTGACTCATTTAACGATGAAGAAACAGAAGAAGTAATAACCTCACATGAAACAATATCATTCTTTCTTGAGCAAGATAATGTTGAAAGAGCATTGGTTGAAGCACAGAGTCTAAAAAAATATTTAATTAAATTAACACAAAAATAATAATTATGCATATAAGAAGAGAAATAGATAATTTGCTCGATGATATGATTGAAATAATAACACAAAAAAAATCATCAAGTAGCGAAGAAAGAAAAACTGAAGAAAATTTATTAAAAGAAATAAAAGATAAGATTAAAATAAAAACTAACAACGGCAAATATGCGAAGGGTATGTGGACAGATAGTCCTGAATTCTTATATAATAGATAAATGAAAACAATTTTTGATAAAGTAGATCCGAAATATTTAGATTGCGTATCAGGTATGTGTGAACACGCAATTCATAATTTAAACTTTCTTTCTTGGATGGCATTATTTATAGTTATAGGCATATTCCTTGGTAAAAAATATATATACAAATAATTTTATTATACAAAAATATGAAGCAAATAAACTATCGAAAGCACGGCATCGGCAAGAAAAAGTTAGGCAAAGGTCTCCGAGGATATAAGGGTGGAACAGGTATTCCAACAGGGGCATTTGGAGGAAAATCAAAATTTCTCAAAAAAAAGCTTGACTCTGAGTCGTAGTATGTCATAATAGAGTACATCAACCATTAATTGCGAAAGGAAAAAACTATGAGTATTGCAAAAAACGCTAGAGCATCACAAGTCATGAGTGACATTAAGAACGGCAAACACACACCTGTTAATCAACAAGGGAAGTTTGCGAATTACGGATCAGTTGCCGAAGATAGTATCTATTATTCTACTATGTTGGCACAAAAAGCAGACGCTGAACGCTTGGCGAGAATCGAGCGTAGTAAAGCAAGACTAGGCAGAAGATCATTTTTTGCATGATAAAAGATGCAATAATAAATAATACTATACTTAATACAATAAATTATTAAATACAATAGTAATTTGCATGATAAAACAAGCTAAATAATATGATTGAATCACTATCTCCTAATGTATCAATGTTTGCGACAGAACAAGAGCTTCGTAATGAGTTAACTGCAAAAGAATATGTTTATGTTAAACTCGCGAAGTTAGATGAGCATATTACTGATCTTCTTCACATGACCGAAAAAACTAATGGAGAACTTAGTATGACTGCATCAAGCAAATACAATTACATTAAATCAATACAAGAAGACTTATTAAGAGTAAACAGAAATAATTGCACATGAAAATTAATATTTTTCAACAACCGCACGAATGGACTAACGAAGAGATCGAACACCTCTACGATACAAATTGGAACATCACATTAGAACAATTATCTCTACTAACAAATAAAACAATAGAAGAATTAAAAAATTTATTATTACCTGATTAAAAAAATAAAAAAAACTCTTGACAAATAATCAAATATAGAGTATAATAAGGGCATAACAAATTGAGAAACAAACTCAAATAAATCAAATAATCGATCTTTAACATTTTTTAGAATTTGGAAGTTCTCGACGGAGACTTCCTGTGGGTGACTGAATAAGCTCGTCGTGAGCGAGCTAAGGTACGCGATTCTCTGTGGTGGAGTGCTGATGGGCAAATGTCTGAAGCAGGACAATCACCAATGTCTAATCGTTGTAGGAAGTAGGTAAACACGAAACTGCTGTTCACGCCGAAAACTTGAGGGTATACAGGAATCCCTCCCCACTTCAATTTCTTAATCATATCCCTCCAACCCTATCCAAGTAACCCTACTTGGGTAGGGTTTTTTTTGGGGTTGACAAAGCGATCGATATCATTCATACTAGTATCATGAAGACAATTAAAGACATTCTTGCTAACTACGGGTACATTAACCAAGCTCAACTCGCAGAGATTAACGAGCACTTTCCTCACATGAGGGTAGTAATTAAATGGGGCGGATTGCCTCGCGATCGGGTACCTGCTCATCAAGCGGTGAAACTCATTAACCATATTGAATCAAAAAACATCGACTACTGCAGAGAAGTATTTCTTTGTGGTAAAGATTGCGACAATCTTCGCAAAGCATTTCACATTGCACAATAACCATAAACAAAAATTATTATGATTAATCCAGCAGAAGTAACAAACTACAATAGAACACAATACGAATTAGAAGAATTTATTTTATTTTGTATTAATGTCGCAGGTAAAAAATCTGTAATAGAAGCTCCTAAATTAGAAGTATTTATTGAAAGAGCAAAAAACATTACAGAAGAAAGTACTCCATTTAATTGTATTAAAAAATTAATTAAGTTGGGTAGATTGAATGAGATTATGCATTGGGCTAAGCTTAGTCCTTATGCCCAGAGATACAACTCCTATGTTGCTGTAGCTAAGATCAAAGACCTTCAGACTGTTACGCTTAACCGTTTGCTGCAGGTTCCTGGCATCGGGCTCAAAACCGCCAGGTTTTTCTTGTCGCATTCCAGAGAAGATTTCGACGAACCTATGCTGGACACACATATTCTACGGTTCCTTCGCGACCAAGGATGCAGTGACGCCCCGAAAAGCACGCCAACTAATGAGAACACTTACTATTATTTCGCGAACATCTTCAAAAACATTGCCCGACAGTTAGGTAAATCAGTTACTGATCTTGATCTTGAAATCTGGAAACAGTATTCTGGCACAACAGCATAATGGATGTTCCAACTATAATTTTAATTAGTAGTATTATAGGCGCAATTAGATTAATACATGACATGTATAACAAATGGTAGAATTACAAATAATAACTATTCAAATAATGACTTAGCCAATTACAAATAATAAATAACTAAATAAAGAAATTGAATAAAAATTTAGATTGAATTAAAATGAAAATGATTTAAAACGAAAGTCATTGATGTAGAACAACTTGTGTAAATCGCCCTGGGTTAATTGCATAACTACTTAAGAATAAACAACTTAAATGTTATATAAATTTTTTAAAAAAAGTGTTGACATGAGCTAAAATTGTGTCATACTATAAGAATGATTAAGACTAAAACTCACGACAAAAAGTATGAGATTAACTTTAATCAACCTGTCTACGCTTACAAAAACCTTCATAAAGATTGTTGGAGCATTCGTCAAGATGGATTGGTTAAAGCTCACACAAAAGAACTTTCTATGCACAGTTGCGTATTCAAGGTGAGCAAGCACGGAAGAGCAAGGGTACTAAAAGAAAAACGCAAAAATGTTCATGCGGGTATTGAAGGCTACATCGAGAATTGGCAAATGGGTAGTTGGATTGATTCCCATCCAACAGCGAGACCCGTTACTTACAATCCATACAAGTATGAGAATTTTGTTGACAAAGACACCGAGCAAATGGTAGACTATGCTATTGCCGTAAGATTAGAACCCAAACAAGTATTAGCAGTATTATGACACAAGCAAAAATCAGAGAAGATATTCTAAGCATAGTTCGAGGCAACCTTGCATGGGCAGATCCAATGTCAAAGGTGTGTTTGGATCAAAACGAATTGCATCCAAAAAAGTTTCCACTTGGATCAACTTTTCAATCAGCCGAAGAAGTATTAGACGACATCATTTGCGACTTGACATCTTTACGAGATGAGATTAGAATAGACTCATCTTTTCAATCAGCTCAACTCTAAAAAAAGGAAAATTATGGGATTAGATCAATACGCATACGCACGACCACCACGCAAACGGAATTCAGATGATGATGAGAGTTTGTGCGAGTGGAGAAAACACAATCGACTACAAGGATACATGGAAAGCGTTTGGGAGAGCAAAGGTTGCCCGAACAGAAAAGTTGATGATGATGGAGAGATTATCGAAGACTTTAATTGTGTCGAGCTGCAACTAACAAGTTCAGACATTGACGAACTCGAATACGCAATCGACAATTTTGAATTTCCTGAATCAAATGGATTCTTTTGGGGTTCTGACTCTTACTTTTGGAACAATGAAGACGGAAAACCTTTTCCCGAAAACGAATACTATTACAAAGAACAAGACTTAAATTTTATCTCGGAAGCAAGAAAAATGCTTGACAAAGGTTATCGCATTTACTATACTTGTTGGTATTGATTATGGAAGAATTGCAAAACACTATTAACGATCTGCAAGCTCGACTAGCAATAGTCGGTGGAGGCAGGATCATCATTACTAGCGACCATGTTTCGATTCGTCTCGGAAGAGAGCATGAATACTTTGAGGTTCACGAGCAGAATAGTTTTGACTCGCCAACCGAACCCGATGTCGAAATGTTTAAAACCATGTACAATTACTAAAATGGAAAATCAAAGCTACATCGAAGCAGTTTGCGAAGGCAAGCCATTAGAAAAGCCATCATACAATCAAGATTCTGATACTTGGAGTGTATGGTTTGAGGAGTCAGATACTCCTTATCATCCTTATTTTGAAAGGGATTTAATCGAGGTTCAATTTGAATCTCAAACGGAAGCAGAGAGTGCTTATCACCACTATTCACAACCGAACGAAGGGTAATTATGAGTAATTCTAGAATAGAAAAATTGCGTCAGCAAGTTCGTGAGATGGGTCACAATCTAGCAATCATTGAGAAGCGTGGATTGCGAGGCAAGGATCATGTGGCGAAGAAAATCGCACACAATCTTTTGTTAGATCAGCTTTACGAGTTAGAGAAGAGAGTCTGAGTTGATGTGGGACTCTTCGGGTCAAATCCCGTTGAGTCCCAACGACTTACAGAAACAACCCTAGCCCGCGTGCCGGAACTCATTGATAGATAAGGATTTACAACTATTTTCATTTTATGCAAAAAAAGTGTTGACTCACCGGTATTTTCTGTCATACTAGTATTTATCAAGACGATAACCGCAAACAAAAAAAATTAGTCGAAACAAAAAAAACTTAATTGAAGAAAAAAAGCTTGACAGATTAGACCAAATTTAGTACAATTAACTCATCAAAGACAATAACTCACAAAGCTAAAAATTATGACAAAAGAAATTAATCTCTCCGTATGTGCAACCAAAGAATCTTCCTTCAAGGATGTTGAGAATGTAGTGACCCCTCAAGCCACTGACTCTTGGCGACCAATTGGTCACGCTGACCTTGTTAATCGAGTGCAAAAACAAATGAAAGGTAATGGTTGGGAAATCGTTAAAACTTACCACTCTCTTCACCGCTTCGGTCAACGCTACTTCGGACTCTTTCATGTTAAGAATACAGGAGTTGACAATGATGAGCGAGGCACAATCGTTGGACTTCGTAATTCTCACGACAAATGCTTTCCTGCAGGACTTTGTATGGGCAATGCTCCATTTGTTTGCTCAAACTTGATTTTTACCAATGAAGTTGTGCTTGCTCGTAGGCATACCAAGAACATCTTGAATGATCTTTCACAAGTAATCGCTCGCACTCTCGGCAAGATGACTGAGACATGGGCAAGCGATGAGCAACGCATCAAAGCCTACAAAGAGCATGAACTCGGCAATGAGCAAGCTCATGATCTTGTCATCCGTGCTTACCAAAACGGAGCTATTCCAAAAGCAAAGATTGCCGATGTTGTTGAGCAATGGCACAAGCCTGAACATGATGACTTTTCACCTCGCACCATGCACTCATTGTACAATGGATTCACTCACATTCTAAAAGGTGGAATTACCGCCTTGCCGAATCGTTCACTTGCCTTGCATGGCGTTCTTGACTCGGAAGTCGGTTTGACTTCTCAAGTTACAGTTTCTTAATCATAACCTAACCTAACCTAATCTAAAAATCATTAAAACTAATAATACTATGAAAAAACAGCCAAAACTACAAAATGTCGTTGATTCTCTCAAAGGTCGTTTCACTTCTCTTCTTGTCAAGAGAGGCGAGCAAAGAAGGGTGTATTCCGCCAAAATCACAGGAGTGACTTCTCGTCATGTGATGTTCAAGGATACCAACGGAGGCAATCGTCGAGTAAATCGTCGTCATGTGCTTCGAGCCACTTGTGCTGACAAAACTTTTAAGAGGTCGGTGAGTTAGTGATAAGCTCCAAGTGAGCAACGGAGCCCCCCATTTTGGGGGGCTTTTTTGTATCTGATGATCAACGAGTTACGAAAATCGCCTAGGGGATTTTTATATAAGTCAAGCAAAAAACTTTTTTTACTTTTCTGCATTTTAGGGGTTGACACAGGAGTTTATTCTGTCATAATGAAGTCATGATTAAGACAACAATTCTCACTCAAGGAAACGCAAAGATAGTCAAAGGCGAGGAGCTTGGCTATGTGACAAAGGGTATTCACTTCGCTCCTGCTAGTCTCTCAGGTAATGAGGTTTGCCAATGGCGAAGTAAAGGTTGCACTGCTTCTTGTCTCAACACTGCTGGTCGTGGACGCATGAATTCAATCCAAGCATCACGCATTGCAAAGACAAAATTATTCTTCGATCAGCAATTAGATTTCCTCGCCAAGTTATCGAAAGAAATTTCTTCTTCAATCAAGTCAGCTACGAAGAAAGGAATGAATTCTGTTTTTCGTCTTAACCTTACAAGCGACATTTCTTGGGAATTCGTTTTCTTTAATGAAAGACAACCAAAGACAATTTTCGACAAGTTTCCGTCAATTCAATTTTACGATTATACAAAGTCATTCAAGAGAATGTGTGCTTTTCTTGGTAAACCTTTTACTAAAGATGAACAAAAATTTCCATCTAATTACCATCTAACTTTTTCTCGTTCAGAAACAAACGATAAGAAATGTGAAATGGTTCTTGCTATGGGTGGCAATGTTGCCGTTGTGTTTCGCAATCAACTTCCAAGAACTTGGAAAGGTTATGAAGTTGTCAATGGCGATTCGAACGATTTGCGTTTTCTCGACAAGCAAGGTGTGGTCGTTGGTCTAATCGAGAAAGGTATGGCAAAGAAAGATGAAACAGGATTCGTGCAAGAAGGAATTGACTCTTGACAAAACAACTCAACTAAACTATTATTGTAAAATGAATGATACTTATTACGACTCAGCCGAAGAAATTAAACTCTCACAAAGTGAAGCCTTTAATGTGCTTGCTCAACATGGTTGCCAAGAAATTGACGAATTCTTTCAAGACATGGGTGATAAAGAAGAGTATGATGCACAAAAAGTATTGGAATGGTTAGGATACTAACTCATTGAATTCCAGGCAGTTACAAAACTGCCTAGGGCCGGTTGCGTAAGTCGTTGACATAAAACAATTAACAACTATTTTTAATTTTACGAAAAAAAGTGTTGACTTAATTCAAGAAAATGTCATACTAAGATCATAACATTAAGCTAATCATAACAAAAAAATTATGAATAAAAAAATTGCATCAAGACAAAAAGTAAACATTAATTCAGTAAGAAGTGTGGTTAGATACCTAAATCAATTTTCAGGAGTCGATCTCAAAAAAATGATAATCAATCACTATCAAAAAAAGGAGTTTCCTTATTTGAACAAGGCTGAGGCTTGGATTGCAATTCAAGCAAAAGGGAATCACGGATTAATCGGGCAATTTATTGAGGAATACTTTTTTGGTACAACTCCCAACAACAAGGCAGAAAGAGATCTACCGTGTGCAGAACTTAAATCAATTAGAGTTAAAAAAGATAAATTTGGTAGATACAGAATCAAAGACGCCTTAAAAATTACAAAAGCTAATAGAAATGATTTAGTTCATAAAACTTTTGGAAGGCATAACGCATTACAAAGTAAATTAAAACAAATTGTCGTTATTTATGTCGATCATGAAAATTTTAAACTTATTCGTGCCATACCACTAGAATTGAAGAATAAGGATTTAGTCCAAGCAAGAAAAGATTACAAGCGTATGGCATTATTTGCTGAAAACTCAGGAAATTTATTTTCAAAGAAAAGTTATGGATGCACTCCAACTGATTCAGTAATTACCCTGCGAAGCCAGAGAGATAAGAAAAATTTTCTTATGACCGCACAAACTCTCAAGAGATACCACCAAGAAAAGCTTTTTTGTGTTTGACTTTCACTATTAACCTGTCATAATTGAACCATGATTAAGATTAGAAAAACCATTCTCTTCACCAAGTCGAGACCTCACAAGGTTAAGGCGAAAGTGATACATCGTAAACTCAAACACAAGGAAAAACTCACTCATGTATCTTAACGACCCAAACCATCTACAAATTCAAGATGTTAGCTGTTCAGAAGTTGGCGAGCATTTAATGGACTTTATTGACGAGCGATTAGTCGAACCTCTGATCCTTAACAATCTAATGAATAACGAGCAAGTAGATGAATTATCTGTTCTTGGAGGAGCAATCAAGATACTTGCAGAAAAAGCTCAAGCATACGATAATTTGTTTGACAAAAACGGACAACTTCCTTATTCTTGTAATTGATGAAACACTTGTTAACCAAATCAAATGATGGATGTTTTATTATTGTTCAATCAGAAGAAAAGACTGACAAGAATGATTTGTTTATCTCTGAAGACACATTCAAAAAGAACATTGACACCAAAACATTCGTCAAACACTCAACACTAACCCATAATTCACAACCAATCTACATCTACCATGAAGACCTTTGATGACTTAAACTTCACACCTCACGCTCACGCAAAAGACTTGGGTGTCTCAGCTACCTTAACTCTTGACAATGGCTATTCATTTAGTGTTGTCGCTAATACTGATGGTGGTGATCTGTTTTACGGCAATCACCCAAACACTTTTGAGGTTGCAGTCTTCAATCAACGAGGTGACTTTGTTCCACTCTCTGTTTCGGACGATGTGCTTGGTTGGCAAGCTCCACACCAAGTGACTTCGCTGATGCATCAATTTGAGATTGACGGAATCAAGCACGAAAAATTACTTCACGATCTTCGGAATGACTTCAACGAAAAAGTAGTAAAAAAACACAAAGAAAGGGCAGGATTATGAATAGTTACCAAATACTAAAAAACGGCAAACCAATGGGCATTCAAGGAACTTTTGACTACATTGTCAACGCAATACGAAACCTTGAATCAAATCTTGATCGAGCAACTCAACATTCACCTTTTACTGTTGCACTCGTAAATACTCAAGCTAAAATAACAAAAAATTTATTGGAAATACCAAATACTAAATAATCAAATACAAATACTCATTTAAACTAAGAGTATATAAAACAATCAATCAACAATTTAAGCGAATAGTATACAATTACATAAGTATATAATTTATAAGGACTTATGAAACGACCTAGGGGCGATTCCGTAAGTCGTTGATTTTAAAAGAGATGAGGGAGGGTCAAGAATTTTTTAGGTTATTGACCTACTCCCTCAGAACATTAACTAAAACTCTTCCGCTCCTAATTGCTCTTTAAGCATACGAATTATTCCCACTATTGAACTAATTATTAGAATTGTTGTAATTTCCATGTGCTTCAATTATAGCAAAAAGAGAGCTTTTCGTCAAGATTAATCTTCAAAGATTTCTCTCATTGATGGACTCACCGCAGTCATATCGTGCAAGTTTTCATCATTATCGTAATCGTCATCTTCGTCAGCTTTATCCTCGGATGAGGCAAGTTCTTGAACTTCATCCTCAACATCTCTTTGAGTTGCTTCGAGCAGTCCGTGTTCAATTACGATTTCTTCAGCTATTTTTTCAGCTTTTAATTCGTTAATTAAGTTAGCAAGTACAGGACTAACTTCTGCGTTGTTATTGTTCGCAATGTTGCGAATAATTTCGAGTCTTTGTGATTCTGTCATAGTAATTAGATTAAACGATTTTTTGAGGTTTTGCAAACAAAAACTTTAAAAAAGTTTCTTGAGCTTTGCGATTGTCTTGGATTTCATCAAGCTCGATTTGAGCATTAATGACCATTTGCATGGCTTCCATGTGTCCCTCGTCAGCAAGTGGCGTTTGAATTCTGATGATTTCTTTTAGTTCTTGTTCTTTTGTCATAATGATTGAGTCTAATGATTTGAGGTTGAAAGTCAAGCTTTATTGCCAAATTGTTTCCACATCGTCGTGGATTTGAGAGAAAGAAATGTCTTGCTCTTCCGCAAGTATTCTGTCAAGGTATGGAGCTCGACCTGTCTTGCGGTCGATGTTCGCGGAACGAACTCGTGGATATTCTTGGGATGGGTTATCCCAAACTTTAACGCTGTAGTGGGTTGACCACTTTTTAATTCTAATTTTCTTAATCATATGTCTTAAACTTAAACTATTTTTTATTGAATTGCAAGCAAAAAGCGTTTTATTTTTGAATTTCTTTAAACATTTTTTGAAGAGCTTCAACCTTTTCAATGAGTCCTTGCGTTGTCATTTCTTCAGTCAAAGTCCTTGCGGATTCTTTTTTTTCTGTGTTCATGTAATGCAAAAACTCAATAGAACCTTTGATTTGAGCAAGCTTAATTCCGAAGTCGAGTTCTTGTAGGAGTGTTTCTTTTGTCTTAATCATAAGTAAAAACTACCACAAAAACCGGCAAAACACAAGCCTAAAATTCAACTATTTTTTTGCATAATCTTATTATATTGCAAGTCTTTTATTATCAGTGACTTACAAAACCGCCTAGGAGTTATTTTGTAACTTGCTAACTGTGAAGGTTTTAGAAATCTGTTTGGTCATGGTATCCCCAATCAATGTCGGGCTGGTCTTCAAATTCTATGAGTGCGATGTGGTCTTCCAGCTCGCCAATTTCATTGCGTATCGCAACTCTTTGAGAGTCGGTTAAGATGGACTCTTTAAGAACTTTGTGGAGTTCGAAGATTTCTTTTTGCATTTCGTTTTTGGTCATAAAAGTAATTTAGCAAAGTAAAAAAGTAATTGCAAGCTTTTTATTCATCCATTAACCACTCGTCAAGTGCGTAAATGTCAAGCTCTTCATCTTTAAAGCTCGCTCCGTCAGGAGTAGCAAACATTCCTGCATTTTCAAGGCAACTTGCAAGATCCTTAAAGCTCACAAATCTACGAGAGAGCTTGTAAAGGAATTCGTCATTATCTAACCAAAGAGCGACATTCCAAGTTGCCCAATTTTTCCATCCGTTGTATGTTGTATCTGTCATGATAGTAATGTAGTCAAATTTTTCGCAAAAGTCAAGGATTATTTTAATTTTTTTTATACTGCAAACTGTTGTTTTCCAACGAGTTATGCAAAAGCCTTGGGCCGAAGCCCTAAGTTATTGAAGATCAGTGGTTTATGACCACCGATCGACAAGTTGGATTTGCCGACCATTGGTTTTGGTGTTTGAGTTATTATTTAAGAAGAATCGTGTAGTCTTGAATTTTTTGTTTTCTTGCTTGACTTTTTCTCTTGTACCGCCAAAGCCTTTGATTGGGTTTGACTTATCCTTTACAAAAGCTACAATTTTCTCCATCCGTTCAAACGCTTTCAGATCTTCTGCATTTGGTACGATTTTTTCAATATGAATTTGAGGAAGAGGATTGTTGGGAGTTTTATCGTAAAAAGCTTTAATTAAGACAAGTCCTTTTTTTAACTTTTTAATTTTCTTAGAAGCGTCACCAAGAAGACTCCCACTTTTAGTTTCATAGTATTTGACTTCTACATCGCAATGTAATTCTTTTGGCAAGTTACTTCTTTCAACTACAGACTTTGGTACATCGCAACCCATTCCATTTTGCTCGTATAAAGTGCCGTCTTGATTTCTAAAGTTTAAAAGTTTGCAAACTGCAATTTCTCCTGCTTTACCATGCCGAGTATTTTCTCTTCCCTGTGCGTGAACAATTCCGTTTCTGATGTCTCGCAAAGTTTTGTTTATATCGTTTTTGAGAGAGGAGAATTCTTTTTCGGAGAGTTGAGTTGGTGCAATTTTCATAATTTTTATATTTTAGCAATTAGTTTATAAGTAAAGATATTATATAATTTTTTTTCTGCGTCAAACTTTTTTTAATCTTTTAGCAGGTCAGACCACATAACATAAAAGACAAAAGAGAACGAAGAGAGGAAGATTATTTCTAGAATCATGATTATTTATTGTTTGAGAGAATCGGAGCTTTTTTCGATTTGCTTAAGCGTTTCGCAATTTCCATAGCTTGTGCGTAACTTTTTGCACTATCTACTAACTTGCCGTTGTAGAGAACATTAAACCAATTTTGGAAGTTCGGATTTCTGAATACATTTATCATTTTCGCAATTTCTTTTTTAGATGTTATTAGTAAAGACTAACCTAGTTAAGGCAACCTGTCAAGCGTTTCTTTCTACTGATTCCCAACCATAAGCTAGAACTTTGTTGTCATAGCGAGCTTTTGGAAGCATAGCCTTGAGGTCAGAAATTTTTGCGTTAATCCAATCAATTTCGCCTTGATCCATTTTACCTTTCCACATTACAAGTTGGTTTTCTTCGAGAGCGATCTCTCGCTTTATTTGTTCTGTTGTCTTAATCATATTTACAATCTATTGAATATTTTAGCAAATGTCAAACTTTATTTTACTTTTTTTTGAGTTTTTTTAAGTTTGAATGCGAGGAGAATCTTTTCTCTTTCTGTGAGTGGTTGTCTATCTTTTTGATTCATACCTAAACATAAGCATAAAACAGTAAAAACACAAGCATAAAATTTAACTATTTTATTGCATTATCGTATCGCATGTAACTATCTACAACTCAACGAGTTATGAAACAACCTAGGGCCGGAGCCCTAAGTCCTTACTGCTTAGCTACTTAGAACACAAGAAGGTCAGGTTGTGCAGTATTAGAAGCGAACCAATCGGATGAATCAATTTCTTGACCATTTAGTACAGGCTCGAATTTGTACTGATAAACGCCCGCGTTAGCTATGCCGTTTACGCGTTCGCGTGTGGTGGGTGTATTCCATCCCGCAAGCGACCATCTCACAAGCCCGTCAGGATCGCGTTTAACAATCGCGTTACCATGTAGCCAAACGGTTTTGCCATCTGTTTTAGTATTGCCGACTTTTAAGGATGTGCCTTGCTCGAAGGCGTTTTTAATTTGCTGTGTTACTTTTCGCATAATTTTATTATTAGTTATTTACTTTGTTGAGTCAAGCCTATTTTTGTGAAGAATTACTTGCAATTGTTTTCTTGCTTCCTGTATTGCGTGCAACGCATCCAAGACGGCTTCGCCTTGTGTGAATGTTTTCATTTCTGCAGTAGCAAGGAAATTCAGGTTACCTTCAGCTTTAGAAAGAGCGAGTCCAAGCTCTAGTTCGATGAATTTTTTTTGATCTGTCATAGTATTAAACTCTTTCTATTGATGAGACGATACGAGCTCCTGTTTTGATTTGCTTGCGAAGATTTTTTTTGATTTTACTAGCGATATTAAAAGCCTCAGCTCTAGTTCTAGCATTATCTAAAACTTTCCCATCCAAGGAAATGTTAAACCATTCGGAAAAGTTTGGGTTTTTTATTATCTTAATCATGATACTAATCTATAAAAATTTTTGTGCAATTGCAAGAAAAAAGAAAGTTTTTTTAAGTTTTTTAAGCTATCCATTCGACAAGTTCAAACTTTCTAGGCAGTCCAAACTTTGCGAGATCTTTGTTCAAGTCTTCAATTGACGCGTGATGTTCGCATTTCATCATGACATTTTCGCTTATTAGTTCGCCGGTCTTACGGTCAATTATATTCACTTTAGCAATGAAGCCGTTTACTTTATTATTATTCATATTATAAACCTTTCTATTATTTTACAAGTTCAAGTATTTCTTCGCAAGCTTCGACACATCCCGATTCCCAAAACAACTCAGGATCTTGTATTTCGGAAACAACTTTTTCGGATGACAACTCAGAAGGAACTGAAACAACTTCACCAAGTCCAAGTTTACCACCAAAGGCTTCTGCTAAGTTGTCGCAAGCACGATCGTTGCAACCTTCGTCAGCGTCGGCAAGTATTGAAAAGAGAGCTTGTATTTTTTCTTGTGATAATTTCATAATTTTTTTTCTTATATTGTTTAACTTACTATATATACAATCTAACAAACTGAGCCGGAATTGCAAGCAAAAAGCGAAAAAAGACTCAACTATTTTATTGCATTATTCTACAGCGTAGAGAGTGAACCCTACCCATTAAATGGATTCATTTTGCAATCGAATTGTGCAAAAACAGCCGGGGGTGGGTTTTCTCAATATACAACACAATATATTTAATTATAACATATGTTAAGGTCAAAAAAAATCGGCACCATATAATAAATCATCGAAAACAATACAAAATAATATAATCGGCGCCTATATAAAACACTTAAAAAGTGTACATTATAGAATATAATATATAAACATGCCTCGACGCAAGAAACAACCTGAAATCGTGAATGAAGACGAAATCGAAAGAATTCGCAAATCATTAACAAAAACTAATATAAAACTCAAAAAAATTAGTTTAACTGAAAAACAACGAGAACTATTAAAAATAATCTTTGACAGTAATTCAAAAATAATATTTATTAGTGGTCCCGCGGGAACAAGTAAAACATATGTCGCGATTTACGGAGCTTTACAGCTTTACAACATGAATAATGAGCGCGGAATTACTTATGTTCGAACCATTGCAGAAAGTGGCGAAAAGAGTCTTGGAGCATTACCTGGCGAAATGGCGGAAAAAATCAATCCATACATGATGCCAATGAATGAAAAACTAGATGAATTATTAATTCCTGGTCAAGCAAGTATAGTAAAAGATAAAGAAATAATAAAAGGCATGCCGATTAACTATTTACGTGGCGCGAGTTGGCGAAATGAAATAGTAATCGCGGATGAATCTCAAAATTTCACATTTAAAGAATTAACTACGTTAATGACGCGATTAGGAGAAGGAAGTAAATTATTAATTTGCGGTGATCCTATGCAAAGCGATATTAATGGCAAAAGTGGATTCGCAGATATGTATTCATTATTTAACGATAACGAAAGTAAAGAGCAAGGTATTCATACTTTTTATTTCGGCGCAGAAGATATTAAGCGCAGTGAAATATTAAAATATGTAATAAATAAAATACAAAAAAAGCATGGCTAAATTTTATTCGCAAAAGTCGGATTTAGATCCTGTGAGTATAAGAGATGCTTATTTCTTTGTGCGGGACAATCAGGGGTCTAATCCCAGAACTGACATAAAAGGCTTAACGGAAGATATTGTAGAGAAAGGAGGTAAATTGCCTTTTGGCGACACACTTGCTCCATATGGTTTTTCTGAATTATATGATTTTCAAATAGGTAGCGCATATTCAGATATAAACTCGCCCGGCAGAATAAATGCAAACCATCAAAATTTTTATAATCTTGGCAGCAAGCTTGGCCCATATTTTGCGGGAGGTAAGTATGTGAGTGAAATGGCTTGGTTCATGAATATGAACGGTAGCAATTTCCAAGTGCCATTCCCTTATCAAAATTATATTTATGATGTATCACAAACAGATACATATAATAATGTAAAAATATCTCAAAAAGATGGAGTAACAAAATACAGGACGGTTCCCTGCAAGATGTTTCATGATCAATGCGTCTATAATAAAAAATTACAAAAATTAAGTGTTAGTAGTGCATTTAATGCTAATTCTGCACATATAAAATATAGTAGCAATAATGACTATACATACTTGCTAAACCCTTGGGTAACATATACTGCAAAAACTTATTATTCTAATAAAATTGATTACATGGTTTGGCCAAAAGAATTCCAATTTCAGAGAAGCGGTTTAATGTATTTATTTATGAATAGCGTACTTGGCGACTATAAAATACATGTTAATCCATCCGGGATTTCTGCGGGTTGGGGATATCAAGCGAATATGGATTATAGACCACAACTACAAATAATAATGTTCCCCCAATTTACTTTTTCCGGCGGTCAATATATTACTAGCTATACCCCAATATACCTGTATATCCCACTTATTTTTTATACTTGGCCAACTCTGAACGTAAATAATAAAGATTACTCTCATGTTTGGTATCACACAGATCACCATTACTTTACAAAGGGTGCTCCGACATCAGATACAAAAGAATGGATGACTATTGGCGTATCAAATCCTGCGGAAATGAGAACACGGAATCGGCGTGTTCAATGGTCTTGGTTACCTGGGACAAGGTGGTATGAAACAACATATAATTTAGAAAATTTATATAAAAAAATTCATGAAAGAGAAGCGTGGGAAAATACAACGCTTTCTTCAATTTTGCAATTCTCCTATGATAAAATTCTATATGATGGAATTGGAGCTGAGGTAGCTCAAGATTATTTCATGAGACTCGAGGAATATGACTCTAGCCCTAATAATGACGGAGTTCCAAACATAGAAAATTCAAAGTTAAAACTAATTGACCCAGGTGACTCTATTACAGATACAGATTCAAGGATGTTGATTGAATGTGAGCCTTATACACTTAAACATCATGCCGAATCAGAATGGGATGGCATGTATGTTCAAAAATTTATGCAACAAATTTCAGAGACTCCCTATCTTCCGGAAATATTTTTAAAAGCGGCGGATCATGGACATGGGTACTTGAATTTTGAGGCAAACACAACATTAAACTATTTTATAAAAAAATCAGGAGGATCTTACGGGCTATATAAAAGAGGTGATAAGTTAATTAACTTCGTGACCCCACAAGGAAACGATTCGGCGGAAAGCCTAGAAACGACGACGTCTAAAGGGCAAAATTTTAGGGTATTTCCAGTTCGCAATGAACCTGGTCGTGAGTCATATGATCAATTTTTCTGGAATTTAAAATTAAGGCCAAACGCTAAAACTATATTATACTTTAGACATATAGACATCTCTTCTTCTCTTATTTTATATATTAATGATATAGAGGTGTATCGAAGTGATTCAAGTAGGAATAAAATAAAAGACAAGAGTTTTTCTTTTATCCCTAAAGAAAGTCATCCTGATGGAGTTGATCAAAACGGCCTGGTTGCTTGTAAAATATCTCTTGCTTCTTCGAATTCTAAAAGTTCATGGAGTAACTGGGGGGTTTTAGTTTATTTTTTTGAATGCATTCAAGACGACGAGCTCCTGCAAACATTTAATAAAAAAGAAGATGCCATAAATGCCTGGAGAGAACGCCATTACAAAAATGCAGATTATATTTACAATCCTAATGCAATGCTTTCAGAGGATAGCATATTCTCGGCAGCTGGATATCTAAGCGAAAATAGTTTCGGGGACCCTTCAATTTCTGCTTTTTTTCTTTTTGACAAAAATAATTTTAAATTAAATATTCAAGATGTTGTCAATATATCTATAAATATAAGATATATGGATAAAAATGAAACAATAAAGCCAGTATTTTTTACAGAGCAGGTATACTTTAATCCGAGGTTCCCAAATAGAGGGGGATTCACCGGAACCGGGGAGATTCTTAAACCTAGATCTTTGAAAATTTTTGGGCAAAAAATTGTTAAGAAGAAAAATATAGATTTTGATGTTCGAGCGGGTCATGTTGTATATGAAAATAGCGAAACTGATGTAGAATATATAGGTGCTACACTAGAAGGAACGACTGATAGGGTTTCTGATTCTTCAGGTAATAGCAGTTTTTATTCCTGGTTCAAGCATGAGAATGGTATTGTATTTGAAGAAGTTAGGCCTGCATGGAAAGTGGAATATTCCACTGATTTTATAAAATGGGAGCCAGTTAATGACACTAATAATTGCGAGTTTCAAATTAGATACTTGAATTACCCAACGAGAATAATAAAAATTAATTCTAGCGGTATAGCTTATATGTTAGGAGATAATACACCATCAGATTGGATTAATGCGTCAAATAGATGCCATTTCATTGTTCGAAAAAATAGTAAATATTTTCCAAAACCAATGAGTAATAACCATTATTATTTTAGGATTTCTTTTATCTCAACTTCCGAAAAAAATAATGCATTTAATCCAGGTTCGGTTTTATGCTTTAAGTATTTAAGCTTCGTAGCGGTAAATAAAGGAAGGAAGGACGAAGTTGTCTTGCATATAGAAGATAAATTTTATGATATATTAATTGATGAAAATGGCGAAGTTAGTAGGCAAAGCGCTTATAGCTATCCAAATCAAAATAATATGTACCTCAAAAGATTCAATTCTTATCCTTCGCGAAACAGTTTTCATCCTGAGAGTTACCATGATCGGAATCAAGGTATGATGATTAATTGTTTTGCTGAAGGAAGGCCTATCTCTTTTGGGCTCGATAGTAAAACAGAGTCTTTTAGCTGGACATTAGAATTTCCTTCAGATCCTGGCGTTGCGATTAGCGAAATAAAAGAAGACATGCAGAAAAATGAAAATAATAATTTTGAAGTTGAAAACATTCAAAGTCAATCAAAAAAAATCACAGACTCCTCTTGGGCGTTCATTCATAATTTAAGAGTTAAAGGTGAAAACGTTTATAGTAGAGCTTTAGATGAATGCAACTACTACCCCTTAAATACTTACATTACTGATAATGATGAAATTTCAGGAGAGTCTTTGCATGGACCATTTTCGCCAAAAGCGAAAAGTAGGTTATCTTTTTTGAGATTTGAAGCTTTTAGAAGATCTGTTTCTCAATCATCTTCAAAACGAAATTTTCAAGCTAGAACGATTGTAAAATATAAATCTTCTATGGGTAATTTTTTACCTCATTCAGAGCTTTTTGACTATAATAATACCCCTAATAGTTTACAGGGGTCAAGTTTTCCAGCGCTGTATGGACCTTACAAGATAATACAAGATAACTCGCTACCGCCAGAGGATGGTAACGATGGAAATGGCTGGTCTTCTTCGGTCAAAGATTACCAAATCGAAAATATACCTGATTCATCGCAAGAAGAAGGTCCAGATCTTCAAGCTGGTTTTATGATTCAATCTCCTCAATGGTATGGTTATATGAATTATATTTTAGGAACGCAAAGATCCGACGGGAAGTACACATGGGGAAATATCCAAAAAGGGAGTTATCCTAAGTCTAATGATCAAACTCTTTATGATTTCAATGGAACGACCTTAATGGGAAAGCCAGCGGTCGCTTTACGGGTGCCTTTAGAAAAATATCATAGAGTACTACCAACATCTCCGATGGAGTCGGCGTGGAAGAATATGGGGCAATTTGGTAACGTTGAAATTGTTTTTGCGTACAGAAAAAATAATAAAGATTTTTCAGTTAATCCCAACGCGCAATTTCAACCTAAGAACAAAAGATATGTTTTTGGAATAAAGCCAAAAGATACTCGTGTTTGGGAAAACACGGGTAGCCTTGAAAAAGTATATGATAGTGATAATGGCGAAGTATCGTGGAATTGGAATGGCTGGTCAGTTGAAGTCCCCCAACTGGTATCTTCAGATGATATTATATATCAAAGTGTTGGAGTTTTTAGATTTGGAAGTCTTCATCCAGATTTGCGAACAACAACTTCAGATTTGCCGATTGGAGATAAAAAATATTCACTAGCAACTCTTACTCTTGAACGTACGGAAGATAATAGACAATATATTTATAATAGTAGTCTTTGTGGGGTTATACATTGGGAAGAGCCAACCGTATTTGCGAGAGGTTCTGATCAAGAGGATGTTGAAAAATATAGCGGAGGCTTGCAGGGTGCCGGATCTATATATGGACCAAATATACCTCATTTAAGTATACCTAGTTCAAGATCTGGGTTAAAATTAAATTTTAAGTATTTTATAGATTTAGAGGAGAGAGAAAAAATCGAACTTGAATATGCTCGAGCATACTGGGAATCAGTTATAACAACCGATATGGAAATTGAAGTAAGAATCAATTTGCTTGACCCAGGAGCTGTATCTGGCACTTTAGCTTCGTGTGGCCCGCGTAGTTTTGACGATTCAATAAATAATGTTTTTAATGGAGAAAGCAGGCAAGTTACATCTATGGAAGTTAGGCTTGATTTAATGGATATTTATCCTCCTGGAACTGGTAGAGAAACTATAAGCACATATGGAAATGCAGGCATGTTAAATGGTGTTTCAAAATTATGTGCAATTATGATTCATGAATTATGGCACGGATTGGGAGGAGGTTTCTGGGGGAGCGGTAGTTATTTTGGCTATTTAAATTATTTAAGAAATGGAATATATGGCGCAGAGTATACTGGTCCAAAAGGAGTTCAAAAGTATAAAGAAATGATTAATTCTGCAAAATATGCATACTACTATAACAGTACTCAGCAAAAGATTGTTGGTCCGGAATCAAACGATAACCCATATCCTCTAGATTTTCTTTTTAGTCAAGGTTTTTCTTTTAATACCGATGCAGTTCCTGCAGAAGGTTACTCAATTGAAACTCAAATAAATACTGGTCGAACTGGTGGTCATGTTGGGGAATATGCAAGGTGGGCAGGAAAATCAATTAGACCCACTTTAATAGAAATGATTTCTCCAATTTATGATGTTGCTGATTCTCCAATGACTGCAGTAGGAATTGGTATGTTAGAAGATCTTGGGTACTCTGTGAATTATAATGCTGTAGCTAAAGACGGTAAAAAATTAGTTAAAACCGAAATGAAAAATCACCCTTCTGATCCCATAGTAATGTATACAGGAAGGCAATATTATACAGCCTATTATTATACTCTCAGCGCAGATTACAGAAATTCCGTTTCACTGAATGAATTTTTAAATCAAGATTTTTATCAAGATAGAATGCAAAAGTTGACGGACAAAAAAAGAACTTGTATATCTTGTGGAGTGAAACATAATCACAATTTGAATTTACATGAAGAAACTTATTATCCAGTCGACCCTGAGTGAACCTCCTAGTGAGATATATTGTTTTCGCGATGTTACATTATATGCAAAAACTTATATATTTGATGACATTTTACTTGAATGTGAACCTGGTACTCGATCAATTTATTGGAATTGGTTAAAAAGTAAAGGGGCGCATGATTTTATTTCCGAGCTAATTCTTACAGACCAAAAAGAACCCGGGTATAGTATTGGAACTACCCCGGGCTATAATATTGTTACAGACCGTATCGCCTGCTATAATCTAAGCGAAATTATTAACTCGCTGCAGCAGTTTCTTCGCTAACCTGCTCAACCGCTTCATTCGCGGCATTTTCTGTTTTACTTTTTTCAATCGTTTCAAGTAATGATTTAACTTCATCGTCATTCATTTCTTCAACTTGCTTGCGTCCTTGAGCGATAGCTTGATTTTGTACCAATTGTAGTACTGCGTTTAGAGAAACCTGCGAAAGAGCTTCTGCCAACGTTGTGCGGCCAAGAAATTCGTTCGCTAATGCAACTACTGCATCCTCTCGTTCAGGTGATACTTGATTTTCTGTACTTTGATTATTTTGATCTGTCATGTTTTATATTATATAGTTTTGATTTTTTTTAAAGTATTAATCTGTATTTCTATATGTTGGGTTTTGATTGTTGTATATTCTTTGAGTAAATAAATTATGAAATAATACTTGTTGTTGTAATCTATTTATTTCTTTATTTTGATTATTTACCAATTCATTTTGATCCCATGCAAACCACATCATAAAAAATAAAGCTAATAGTAAGCTCACGATAGTTAAATGATCATTCATTAAGTTATAGTAGTATAAAATATAAGATTATCAATAAATTAGTTTTGTTTAGTATATATAGAAAATATAATATATAATCGATAAAATAAGAATGTGCAAATGATTTGCAACCATCTTTTTAGGAACACCTCTTTTAAAATTAAGTGTAGTAATTATAGCAATGACTTCTCAGAGAATAGAAAATTTACCAACTCTTCCTAGTTCAGACACATCATTCGAGCCTAATTTAGATTACGTTTTGGTTCAAAAGCCTGCGGGAGGAACTTACAAAATGGCAGGTAGTACGTTTGTGCAGGAATCATTAAAGTTAAGGCAATATTTAGATCAAAAAAATATTAGCGTAAATACAAATCCTAATGCAGCAAATAATATTATTTTTCAGTCAGATAATTTACTTTCTAAAAATAGTACATTTTCAATTAATATTGCGTGGGGAGGGAATTCAGTAAACCTTATTAAGCCAACAGGATCTTTTTCTGTAAATGGAGTAGATAATATCATTCCTTCGTATTTATCTCGGCAAGAGATTATTAAAACAATAAATTTTAAACTATACGCAGATATTAATTACGATCTTGTTAATGATAGAGTATCATTAGAAAACATATATTATGAGATCATTGGAAATTCAAATGTATATCCCTCGCTAAACGCTCTTGCGTCCCAACCCTTAAACGCAGCTATATTAGCAACGATTTCAACAGATTACGAATCTCCTACGATAGAGAATGCCCCTAAATATGTTCCCGCTGGAAGCGATTCTTATGGAGTCCCAGGCCAATTTGCTTATGACGATCATTATATGTATTTTTGCATAAGCGTTAACAAATGGAAACGATTTTTGTTAGTAGATTTTCCTAAAGAGTGATTAAGTGTTTTTTTTACTTTTAATTCTTTTTATTTCGTCTGGTAAAATTTTAACAACTTTATCTGTTTGATTTTCCATCATTAGTTCTGCTGGGGTTGAGCCGTTTAATTTTACATTTTCTGTTTTTAGCCAGCAGGTAGATTGATAAGAATTTAAATTTTTACTTAATGTTTCAAGAATTGACTTTTGTGACATGTAATATATTACACGTTTTTTATATTTTTTTAACTAGAAGGTGTAACATATAACCTATGGGGCCAATATTAAATACTATTATAGGAGCCGGAATAAAACTAGCATGTAATTTAATTAATGCGTGGCTAGAACAAAAAAGACAAGATCAATTAGCTTTAGCTGCAAGGGACGAAAAAATGTTAAACGCTTTAATCGCAAGTCAGGAGGCTAATGCGAAAGATCCTTTTGTAAAAGTAACAAGAAGAATTTTATTTATGAGTATTACGTTTACAATGTGTTTTTTGATGATTTATTATGCAATGAATCCACATATATCATACGATTTAATTGTTCCAAAAGGAGATAACGCTAAGTGGGGTTTTTTTGGTTGGGTTTTTGGGGGAAAAGACTGGGAACTGGTGACTATGACCGGAGGATTGATGCTTGCATCGTTTATGGATTTATGTTTCATGGTGATTGGTTTTTATGCAATACCCAGTAAGCGCAGATGAGATTTTTATTATTTATAATCTTGTTTTTTAATGGATGCGCAAGCAAGGTAGCAAAAAGTTTAAGTAAAAAGCCAGATACTGGTTCTATTAAAGATAAATCAGATGTATTTAATATCGCTGAAAGCACTGAAACCTATAATCATCAAGATCCGTTAATTTGGTTCGGGATTATTATATTAATAGTTTTGCTATCAGCAATTATACCTTTAATTTTTAAAAAATGAATAGTGGACTTGATATTATAAGCGTGCTAACAGGTGTTGTTTCTGCTGCGACAGCTGTTATTGGAATGTGGTTGAAAATAAAATACGATGAAAAGAAAAGTAAGGAATTGAATTATGACCCTTCAGCGCATGGAAATGTTATTTCTGCGCTTAATTTTGTTATGGAAAAAACAGAAGCTGATAGAGTTTATATTATGGAATTTCATAATGGAGAACATTACTTTTCTGGGAGGAGTCAACAAAAACTAAGCTGTACATACGAAGTGATTAGCGAAGGAATAAGCTCTGAATGTCAAACTATGCAAAACATAAGAGTTTCAAATCTTCACGGCTTAACAAAATCGATTGCCGCCGAAAAAACTTTTATATGTAAAGATGTAGAAAATTATGGAGAGGATATAGGTTTTAAATCTTTCTTGCAAGAAAAAGGTGTTAAAAGTTTATTTGCTCGACCTATTAAAACTTTAAATGGAAAAATACTGGGAACTATTTGCCTTGAGTACGTCAAAGAGAAAAGAGAATGGGGAGTTGATGCAGAGGAGTTTACAAAAAAACAGAGTGTAGTTATTGCAGGTTATTTGATATAATTTTTTTTTAAGCTATAATATACTATTATGGCTTTTTCTTACTGTCCTCATTGTGGCTTTAAAAATATGTACTCTATGCAGGCGCCAAAATTTTGTGGTGGTTGTGGAGAGAGTTTAAGTATATTATCTGCAGCAAAAACAAAAACTGCTGCCACACGCAAACCTTCTTCGAGGCGAGCAGAAGTGATTGATGATCCTGATGGAGTAGATATTTACGAGGTTCCAAGTATCTCTAAATTATCATATAGTATAGAAAAAGACAAAAATAAATTTAATCTTAAAGATTTGATACCTATAGAGGCTTTTGAAAATTTTGAGGAAGAAAATAAACCCATGAAGAAAACTAAAAAGCGTGGAAGACCAAGAAAGTCTTAATTTTACTTACGAGGATAAAGCGGAAGAAATTGACTTAGAGATAAAAAAAAGAAAAAATAAATGGTTTTTAGACTCGTTAGCTTGGTTTGATTTCGATGACGTTCAACAAATAATAAAGGCTCATATACATAAAAAATGGCATCAGTGGGATCAGTCTAGATCGCTAAAGCCGTGGGTAAACAAGATTATCACCAATCAAATGAAAAATATTTTGCGAAACAATTATAGCAATTTTGTTAGACCTTGTTTGAACTGCCCCTTTAATCAATCATGCGCAACTAAAGATGGTGGAGAATCATCTCTCTGCGGATTCACTAAAAGTGGCTTACAGGATTCTTCTTGCCCTTTATATGCCAAATGGGAAAGAACGAAAAAACCTGCGTACGGAATCAAGATGGCTTTAGCTTTAGAAAATCACACTCATGAAGTTTCATCTATGCAGGATCAAAATTTTGACCTTTTGGCGTCGCAAGATAAATTAAATGAACATATGCAAAAAGAGTTGTCTCCCAAGCAGTATAAAGTATATGAATTATTGTTCGTAAAGCATTTGGATGAAGAAGAAGTAGCTAAAAAGATGGGCTATAAGACCTCTGAGAAAGGAAGAAAAGCGGGATATAAGCAGATTAAAAATCTGAAAAAAGTATTTAAACAAAAAGCTCAAGAAATCCTAAAGAGAGAAGATATTATCTCAGTTAGATCAACGATATTATGGAGTTAACAGAAGATCAAAAGCGAATTGTTAGAGATAATGCAAAAAATATATCTGATCTTACAGAGTTGACTAGATTAGCTTTTCCAGAGGCCGAAAAGATAGATGGTAGAAGCAAGCAAGGTCGTGCAGTTAGGGAGTTTTTACTAAATAATGAAATTGATTATGAAACAAAACATGTCTACCCTAAAGAAGATGTTCATTTATCTGAGGAGCAAAAAGATTTTATAGATCAATCCGTTTCAAACGGAATGACTTGTGCGCAGGTTGCCGCTGTACTATTTCCTGAAATTAGGGTAACTCATAACACTAAAGAATATCAAGCGGTTTTTGGTTACGTTGATTCCAACGAAGAGATAAAAACTCCCGCTTCAGAAGATGCTATAAATAGAAGATATTCTCCTCCGAAAGCTACAAGCAAAATCATTAAAAAAATAAATGATTCAGCCCAGACAAGCATTAATGAAGATAAATTAACTATGACAGAAAGAAGAAGCGTTGAGTCGCTTGGAGCTTTCCTTTCTTCTCCTAGGTTTATTCAGGTTATAAATACTTATGACGCGCAGGCAGATAGAGATTTATTTGAAGCTGAATTTGTTAGGGCTACATGGGATAAACCTGATCTTACGAGCGATGAAATTAATTTATATATTAACGTTTGTATGGATTACATACATTTAAAAAATATTCAAAGCGCAATCAACAAATTAAACAGAATGTTTGATGAAGCAGAAGATCAGCAAGACCTAACAGTTAGATTGGCGGAGCTACTAAAAACAAAAAGTGAAGAGTATAATCAGTGCGAAAAAAGAATGGAGTCTCTGATTCAAAAATTGCAGGGTGATCGGTCGAAAAGAATATCTTCTAAGCAACAGCAAAACGCTAATATATTAGCTTTAGTGCAGTTATTTCAAGAAGAAGAGGAGCGGGGAGTTATGCTAAAAATCGCAGAACTACAAAAACGTTCCGCAAAAGAAGAAGCTGATAGATTAGAGTCTATGCCTGATTGGAAGGCAAGAGTTCTTGGTATTTCAAAAGAAGATGTCATCTAATTATATATGTAAAATTTGTTCTCTAGAATTCGAGAGCGAGAAAAAACTTCATATGCATTTGCGCTCGCACAAGATAACTCTTGCGGAATATTATATAAAATATTATCCTAGATATAATTTGTACTTGCAATCAATTGGTAAAGAAGAATTGCTTCCTTTTAAAAATAAAGAGCAGTATTTCTCAAAAGATTTCTCAACAAGAGATCAATTGTTGAAATGGTGTGAAAACCAACCAAGTGAAATTGTAAAGCCTTATATATTAAAACTATTAAAAAAAAGGGTATCAGAAAAAAACCTAAAATATGGCCCCTCTCACCTGGAACTTGCCGTAAATGAGATGCCCACCATAGAGCTTTATCAGAAACATTTTAGATCGTATTCCGCAGCCTGCAAGGAAGCTGGAGTTGAGCCAATGTTCAGCTCTAGACTGCCTGAAACCTGGAAGTCAACCATAGATCCTTCTATTAAGATCTTTATAGACACAAGAGAGCAACAACCTTTAGAATTTGCTAATTCAGAATTATTGAAATTAGACTTCGGTGATTACGCCGTAGGTAAAGAACATTATGATTATACTTATGTAGACAGGAAAGGAGAGCAAGATTTCAAATCCACCCTAAGCAAGAATAATCTAGAAAGGTTCAAAAATGAGTTGCAGCGCGCTAAAGATTTTGACAGCTATTTATTTATTGTGACAGAAGGTAGTATTTCAAGTATAGAAAAGCATAATCGCTGGGCTCCGCATATGTCTAATATGAAGTATATATATCATAACATGAGAGTGTTAGCTCATGAATTCGCAGAAAGCTGCCAATTTGTTTTCACTGGAAGTAGGGAAGAATCTGAAAGAATAATCCCAAAGTTATTAGTTCTGGGCCAAAGACTTTGGGGCGTAGATTTACAGTATTACATAGATAACGATTTGATATAATGGCTTGGGAAACGGGAAATCAACTATCTAGAAATCCAGAAATGAATTTCAATGAACAACTTGAAGAGGTGAAGGGTTTTTTGGAAGAGAAAGAGGCTAAAATTTTGTTGTATAAGTTTCTTAGAGAAAATATTACATTTACTGCTGACTTGGTTAGCGGAGTTCAGTTGTTTCCTTTTCAACATATGGCCATTAAGGCCATGTTTAGCACAGATTACTTTATGGGGGTTTGGTCTCGAGGAATGAGTAAATCATTTACTACCGCGATATATGCTTATCTAGATGCAATATTAAATCAAGGTGTTGAAATTGGTATATTATCCAAATCTTTTCGTCAGGCAAAAATGATCTTTAAAAAAATTGAAGACATTGCTTCAAAACCTGGTGCGGCTTATCTAGCTCAATGCATATCTCATAAATCAAAAAGCAATGACGAATGGTTGCTTGAAATAGGTAGCAGTAGGATACGCGCATTACCTCTCGGAGATGGAGAAAAGTTGCGGGGATTTCGTTTTCACAGAATTATTATTGATGAGTTTGCTTTGATGCCTGAAAGGATTTACAACGAGGTCATTATACCTTTCCTTAGTGTTGTTGAGAATCCAACTCAAAGAGAAGAACTTTATAATTTAGAGACGAATTTAATTAAAAAAGGAGAAATGTCTGAAGATGATAGGCATGTTTGGAAAAACAATAAATTAATTGCACTAAGCTCTGCAAGTTATAAATTCGAATACATGTATAAAGCTTACGAGCAATTCGAAGAGTTAATAATGGCTGGCAGCACAAAACAAAGTGACGCTCATAGAGTAATAATGCAGTTCAGTTATGATTGCGCCCCTAAACAACTGTACGATCAAAATCTTTTAGATCAAGCAAAGTCTACAATGAGCCAAAGTCAATTCGATAGAGAGTTTGGTTCTATATTTACAGATGACAGTAGCGGATATTTTAAAACTTCTAAAATGGCATCTTGCACACTAAAAGACGGTGAAAATCCTCATATAGAAGTTTGTGGAGAAGTTGGTGCAAAATATATATTAGCATTTGATCCAAGTTGGGCAGAGAGTGAGAGCAGTGACGACTTTGCAATGATGGTATTAAAATTAAATGATGATAAAAAAATTGGAACTGTAGTTCATAGCTATGCATTATCTGGAACAAACTTAAAGCAACATATATTTTATTTTTATTATTTACTAACTCATTTTAATATTGTATCTATTGTAGGAGATTATAATGGAGGAGTTCAGTTTATAAATGCATGTAATGAAAGTTCATTATTTAAAAAGAATAAATTAAATATTGGATGTATGAACACAAACTTTGATGATATAGAACATTATCAACAAAAATTAATAGAAGGAAAAAAGGAATACAATTTACAAGATAAAACAATATGCTATCTGCGCAAACCTACAAGCCAATGGATTAGATTAGCAAATGAATTACTTCAAGCTAATTTTGATCATCATAGAATATATTTCGCAAGCAGAGCGATAGATGATGCATATAACGAACAAAGAAATAAAAAAATACCTATACAAGATATTAAATTTTTAAGAACTTCCCAAAGCTTAGAAAGGCAAACTAACGCTGCAAAAATGATTGATTTCGTGGAGCATCAATTTGATATGATAAACTTAATTAAAACACAGTGCTCTTTGATTCAAATATCGACTTCTGCAGGAGGAACTCAAACTTTTGATTTGCCATCAAGTCTCAAGAGGCAAACAGGCCCAGAAAAGGCAAGAAAGGATTCTTATTCTGCATTAGTTCTTGGAAATTGGATGGTTAAACTTTATTATGATATGATGAATGTTAAGGTGGAAAATGTGAATTACACTTTTACTCCCATGTTTATAAACTAGGTGTACCTTTTACGTAAATGTCTAAAAAATATAAATATACAACAACTTTCGATAGTGTAGTTTTTGCTTCCAGCGATATTGAAGAATCCAATATAAGCAAAGCTTCACTTGAGTCACTTAGGCCCCTAATTCCAAAAGACATTAATTTAGATAGAAACATTGATCTTCTTGGCGTTGCGTTTAATGCGGCTGTAGTTAATAAATTTAATAAAAATGGAGACGGTATTGATAGTGAGGCAGCTGTTGCCATTAAGGATTATTTCGTTCACAAACCAACGAATATTGAGCATGATAGAGACAAAATAGTCGGACATATTGTTTCTGCAGGTTTTTCAAAATATGATGATTCCTCGCAGCTTATGTCTGAAGAAGAAGCTTTGATTGAAGACAATGCATACAATATTGCTCTCGCTGCTGTGATTTATAAGACAGCTAGTAAAGAGTTCGCAGATCTAGTTGTAAACTCAACCGATGAAGAGAGTGATTATCACGAAACTGTTTCAGCTAGTTGGGAGGTTGGGTTTAATGAATATGTAATTTCTGTTGGTGGAGACGACCTATATGGATCCACTATTATATCAGACCCTCAGGAAATTAAAGCTTACTCTCCTTATTTAAAATCTTTAGGCGGAAAAGGAGTATTGAAAGACGGTAGAAAGGTTAATCGATTAATTGTTGGAGACATTTACCCTCTTGGTATTGGATTCACATCTAACCCTGCTGCAGATGTAAAAGGTCTTATCGCAGAAAAGAGAGATGTGCCCGAAGCTAAACCGAGTAGAAATGCGCCAATCAATCAATTAATCACAAAAACCGAAAAAACTTCCCATTCCGCAGAAGAAAATGTACTAAACAAAGAAACCAATCATAATACTATTATGGATAAAGATACAATCATAAATGAATTCCGAGCAGCTTTAGACGAAAAGCTTGGCAAGCAAGATTTCTCTGAAGAAAGCGTCGCTAGCATTTCCAAAGTGTTTATCGAAGCTATCCGCGAGAAAGGTGAACAATATGTCGCTGATCTTGAAAAAGCTAAAGCTGAAAAAGAAGAAGCTGTTCAGGCTCAAAATTCTCTTCAAGAGAAAATGGGAGAAGTAGAGCAGCAATTACAATCCACTCAAGAAAAACTTGCAGTTCTCGAAGAAGAGAATGCTGCTCGCGAAGCAGAAGTTCGTTTTAATTCTCGCATGGAAGCGTTGAACGAAATTTATCAACTTGATGAAGATGATTCTAAAATCGTAGCTTCTGAGCTTGCTAACTTAGACGAAACCGAAGAAAGTTTTGCTGGTTATCAAGAGAAATTAGCTAAAGTTTGGAAACACAAAAATAAAGAATTTATCGCTGCTGAACAAAAAGCATTTGAAGATCGCGTAGCTCAAGAAGTTGAAAAACGCTTATCTCAAACAGTTGAAGCTTCAGAAAATAACACAGAAGAAGTTGAAGTTGCAGAAGCATCAGAAACTCAAGAAGAAACTGAGGAAAGCGACGAAGTCGCAGAAGCTCTTGATTCTCTTGAAGTCGAAGAGGCTGCTGTGGTTAATAATAACGAAAGTTCTTCTGAAGGAGATTCTCTTCGCGATCGTTTCGCAAAGACATTTAAAGAATCTGTTAAAATTTCATACTAATAATATAGAAAAATAAATTATGGCAAAAAGAATACTACCATACCGAGACTACAGTGAGCATGACGTTGTTAATATGTTCTCACTTGAAGTTGGAGGCAGTGACTCACTTTCTGGGTGGGTTGAAGCTTCTAGCGGAAAGTGGGACTCAGGCGTTGTTGTTTCTGTAAGTGCGGGAGCTCTACCTGGTGAGGTTTCCGAATTGCGCGCAGACACTCCAGATAATCTTAGAGATTATCTTGGTGCTAGTTTTAGTGGTGCGCATATTGGATTCAACGGATACCCCGCTAACACAGGTATGACTGTTGCTCCTGCTGCAGCTGGCGGTCGTGGGCTTGGGATCACTCTTCGTGAAACCTTAGCTTTCGACGAGAATGGAGAAAAATTACTCTATTACAAACAAAAACTTGATGAAGCCCAAGGAGTGCTTCCCGGTCAAACAGTTCCTGTTTTGACTCGTGGGCTAGTCCTTCTTTCTGCTAGTGCAATTGACGGAACTCCATCTGTTGGTGATGATCTCGAAGTTAAAACTGGTGGCAAATTAGGATCGCAAAGTTCTGGCGCAGTAGTCGGTTCTGTGATCGCTGTTGGCGAAGAAAGTAACGATTCGTCCGCAAAGAAATATCTCTGCAAAGTCAGCTTCTAAGAAAGGAATTTAAAAATAATGAAAATTACTTTAGAAAAAACACCCGAGCAAGTCGAGCTTATTAAAGCTATGGCTTCCAAGAATCGCGATGTTGCTTATGAGGCTCAAACTGCATTAGCTGAATTTATTGGCCCAGTTTTGGCGGAAGTTGTTAATACAGCTCCTACCGTTAGCAATATGTTTACTAGCCTTCAGTTTAATAGTGATGAGAGTCCAAGTATTCCTTTGGATCTTTACCACGATATTACTGATGAAGATTACATCCAAGTGTGGAGTCAGTCAGTTCCTGGTGGACTTCCTACCAACCAAGTCGCTCCTTCGCAAAGCGAGCTTAAGTTCACAACTTATACTCTCGATAGCGCATTGAGTTTTGATAAGCGTTACGCTTCTCGTTCAAGACTTGACGTTGTAAGTAAAACATTCACACGCATGGCGCAAGAAATTCTTCTCAAACAAGAAAAGACTTCTGCGACCATGATTATGACTGCATTGGCAAAAGCAAAAACTAATTCTGAGAGTGAAAACCATGTTATTCGTTCGGCTCAAGCAAATCGCTTTTTACTCTCTGACCTTAACAAGTTGTTTACGCTCGCTAAAAGAATTAATACTTCTTGGACTGGCGGCACTCCTGCTGAGCGTCGTGGACGCGGAATTACAGATCTTCTGGTTTCTCCTGAAATCGTAGAAGAAATTCGCGGTTTAGCTTATAACCCAATCAATACAAAAGGCGAAAACACTGATATTGCAGGCACAGACAGCATGCGCGACGCCATCTTCAATAGCGCTGGAATTCCTGAATTCTATGGCATATCTATTCAAGAATATAATGAAATGGGTGTCGGTCAAAAATGGAATACAACATTTGATGTTGCTGCCGGGAACACTACTTACGATTCACATTATACAACTAATTCAGCAGCTTCGGCTTTTGATGCGTCTGCTGAAGAAATTCTTGTGGGTGTAGACCTTAGTCGCGAATCAATGATTCGTGCGGTAGCTACAGATTCCGAGTCCGGAGATGAGCTTAGTCTTGTTTCTGATGACCAATTCGTTACACGTCAATCTAAAATTGGTTACTACGGTTCTCTTGAAGAAGGCCGTATGATCATCGATGATCGCGTGTTGCTTGGTCTTATCGTTTAATTTTTAAATAAAATTAACGTTTTATAAAAGTCCACCTCAGGCAACTGGGGTGGATTTTTTATTTTATTATTTTAATATATATTAGTGTATTAATTTACAAAGGAAAAAGGTAAAATTATGGCAAATAAAAAAACAAAAACGAGCAAGTCTGTAAGCGTAAAGAAATCTGCCCCAAAAAAGAAAGTAAGTCTTGATAATTTACAGCAAACAAATGGTAAAAGTTACGAAGATCAAGTGGCTCGCGCGCGAGAATTGGAAGATATTCTTGGCGTAGCTAAAATAAATCCATTTAAAACCAACGACAAAAGAGTGTTCGCAGAGATGCTTCAAGATATGAACCTAACTGACCTTCAGTCTTTTGCGGTCAAAGTTGGCGTTTTCCCATCTGGAAATAAAACCGTATTAAGGAACAAAATTAAAAGGGCGTTTGAATCTAGTCTTCATGGAAAAGGAAGTGTACAAATAATGGGAGAGCCTATGCAGTTGGACCCCAAAAACCCAAAACATAAAGAACTGATTGATTACTTAAAGGATTAATATGGCCCACGATTTATTTCCAGATACTAACCTAGGAAAGCTTGCTGTCAGCATATATGATCAAGACATTGGTTCCGAAGAGCATGGCGAAGCAAGAAATAAGGAAATTGGCTTGATATCTGGATGGTTAGAAGGCCATTTAGGAGAATTAAATAATTTAATTTATACTTCTTTTAGCGGAAATAATCCAGAAGGATTAAATCTCGAAGAACAGTCTATCATGAGAGAAATGTATATATCAGACTATAATCGCAAAGCTCAAAGAAAAGTTTTAAATGGTTCAGCAAATGGATCTGATTTTCTTGTTATCAAAGAAGGAGATTCAATGATTCAGAAACCTAATCAAAATTTAATAGCCAAAAGCTTTCAAGACGCATACAACTCTTCTCAGGGAAGATTAAAGGATTTAATTTATTCTTATAATTTATACGGAGCAAAGCCAAATCAAGTTTATGGCGCAGACGCTCCTTCTACAGGGCAAGACCCTTCTTTGGATTCATATTATAAATAAAACGTGTAATATAATATATGGACAATATATCTGAAAGCAACAATTCAAATAAAATAGTTAAATCGCAATTATTTCATATCTGGAAAAAAGCTAGATTAATGTATGACATGGTGAAAGATGAAACTGTTTTAGAAGATTGGGTTAAAAGGAGTATCTTTGACGCTTATGAAAATATAGATCAAGCATTGCAGTATGCAGAATATGAAAAGATATTTCCCAACCAAAAAGACGAAAAAGAACTTGAGGATAAAGAAAAAAATAATTATCTTAGCAATCAAGATAAGAGATACCCAACTCCAGCAAACCAAGAAACTGGGGATCAGTTTATGACAAGATGCATACTTGATGCTAATATGAAAAAGAGATATCCAGTACAAGGAGATAGGTTTGCAGCGTGCATGTCTATCTTTAACGAGAAAAAAGATGAAGTGTCAACGAACCCTGGAGAAAAATTTGAAGACCCCATGGAAGTTAAAGAGCCTGATGAGGTGGATCCTATTAAGCCTCTGCTTCCGTAATTTTGTAAATTATTTCGTTTTTTGCAAAACTAAATTTAATGTTTTGATTATCACTTAACTCTTTACTTAGAATGAGTTTTGATAATTTATTCTCTATATGTTTTTGAATTAATCTTTTTACTGGCCTTGCCCCCATTTTTTCCAAAGCAGCATTTTCTGCTATAAAGGATGATACTTTAGGGGTGATTGATATTTTGATATTTTTATCCTTTAACTTATCTGATAATTTACTAGCTTCAATCTTAACGATTTTAGAGATATCTTTCGCTTCAAAGTTTTTGAACAAAATTATTTCATTTAAACGATTTAAGAACTCTGGCCTAAAAAATGTTTTTAATTCATTTTTTAGTTTATCCATAGCTTCTGTTTCTCCTATTGGCGCGCCAAAACCTATTGAAGGCTTACTAATCTTTTCGCTACCTATATTACCAGTTAAGATAATTGTGCAATTAGAGAAATTAATTTTTCTACCTGAATTATCTGTAACAAAGCCTTCCTCGAGGATTTGCAATAAAATGTTTAAAACCTCTGGGTGAGCTTTTTCTACCTCATCAAACAATACAACGCTATAAGGATTTCTTCTAACTTTTTCAGTTAATTCTCCACCCTCTTCATATCCAACATATCCTGGAGATGCACCAATAAGGCGACTGGACGAAATTTTCTCGGAAAACTCGCTCATATCCAATTGAATTAATTTATCTTTACTTCCATATATAAATTCAGCAATACATTTCGCTGTATATGTTTTTCCTGTGCCACTCGCACCCACAAGCAAAAAACTTCCTACAGGTTTACTTGGATCTTGCAATCCTGATTTCGATCTTAATATACATTCTGAAATTTCTTTTATAGCTTCTTGTTGTCCAACAATTTTTTTGTTTAATTGTTTGAAAAGTCCAAGCATTTTTTCAGAATCTTTTTTGGAGACTTCAGACATGGGAATTCCTGTTCTCGCAGAAATAACTTCATATATATCTTTTTTTCTAACTGAAATTTTAGATTTTATAGTTTTTGTTGCCCACTCAGAAATAACTTCGTCATATCTTTCAAGTAGATCTAATTGTTTATCCTCTAGTTCAATAGATCTTGCGCCAGTTAAGTGAACCTTTGATTCTTGCAGGGCTAAATTTTCCAATTCTTTTTCAATGTCTTTGGCTTCCTGGGGTCTTTCAATGTTTTTAATTTTGACCTTTGAGCCGACTTGATCTAAGATATCAATTGCTTTATCGGGGAATTGTTTATCTACAATATATCTTGCTGAAAGATTTACCACTAAGTCTAATACTTCGTCTGGGTAGTGAATACTGTGAAATTGTTCGTATTTATTTTTTATTCCATAGACTATTTGCTTAGCTTCCTCTTTTGTCGGCTCAATAACCTTTACTCCTTGAAATCTTCTATCTAGCGCTCCATCTTTTAATATAGATTTTTTATATTCTTCTTGTGTAGTGGCTCCAATACATTTCAATTCTCCTCTGGCCAGTAATGGCTTAAGTAAATTGGCTGCATCCATGCTTCCTTCTGCACTACCTGCACCAACTAAAGTGTGTATTTCGTCAATAAATAATATTATATCTTTATTTTTCTTAGCCTCCTCGATAATGCCCTTTAACCTCTCTTCAAATTGACCTCTATATTTTGTTCCTGCTATTAAAGATCCCAAATCTAGGGAATAAATTATTTTATTGAGCAAGAAATCGCAGCAAGATCCATTCGCGATTTCTTGAGCTAAACCTTCAACTATAGCGGTTTTACCTACTCCTGGGTCACCCAAAAGAACTGGGTTATTCTTAGTTCTTCTACATAAGATTTCGCATACTTCAGATATTTCTTTATTCTTACCTATGATATTGTCAAATTTACCTTGAGATGCTAAGTTGTTTAAATTAGTAGCAAATTTTTCTAAGTTTTGTAATTTTGAATCTTTTGCAGGAGCTGGTTGTGTGAAGTACTTTTCTCTGCTTTTAGTGTTGGGTTTATGTTCCTTGGATAAATGAAGATATTCTCTTACTTCGGCAATAATATCATTTTCTGTAGCATTAAATGATTCGAAATATTCTGGTATATTTGACTCTTCGTATTTAAGCAAAGCTAAAAGTATATGTTCAATTCCAACATATTCGTGACCGAGTTTTTCGCTGATTGAGGCGGCGACCTTTAATACAAGATGAAAGTGCTCATCATAAACAGGGGAATTTTCTTCTGGATCTACATTGAGCTGATCTTGGTCGGACATTACAAAAAGGGAATCTTCAATTTTTTCCTTTAATTGTATTTGATCAATTTGCAGCAAAAATAAAATTTCACTTAAAATTCCAGCATTTAAATTAACCATTCCGAAAAATAAATGATCTAATGTGATATACTCGTTAAAATATTTTTTAGCAACCTTTTTAGCTTCATTTATGGCTTGTTGTGCGCGAGGCGTAAAGTTAGGTTTTGGAGTCATTTTCATGTAATTACACTGTAAATTATTTAATATCAGACATTTTCATATATATCTTTTCATCCATTATATTCAATGAATCTAAAAAAACTATATCTTCACCTTTTCTTCCGTATACTACTATTATATTCTTTTTTGATGGGGTTTTCTTTTTTGATTCAAAATATCTGTCATAAAAATTACCTCTTCTTGAATTTAAAAGCATGGCATCATATTTGCCATGTTCATCTGTAATTGATAGTTTCATATATTTATTTCCGTTGCGAGAAGTTCTTTTGATGCAATCTTCTACAACTCCGATAAATTTACCTTTGTCATCTGAATTCATAAGATTTAAGTCCCTTGAGTCTTTTAATGACTCATAGGAATCCATAAAGCATGATTTCAGTGAAGAGCTATGACTGTATCCAAGTAACTCTGTTTCAAAATACCAATTAGCAAAACCTTGATACATTTTATTTTTATCGTAAATTGACTTATATATGTCATATTTTTTCTTAAATGTTTTAAATCTAGATTCTTTCATTAATGGCTTCCCGTCATCTCCAACTAGGTCGCCTTTTTTGGTATCTGCTATGCAGTTTAGAAGTTTATATTCATATTTATCACCAAGAGAAATAAAATTACGTTTCTCTCTATCAGTAAGAAGGTTGAATGCTTGAGCCTCAAGGACCATTAGCGATCTATTTTTACCTTTACTTTCTAAAGCTCCAGCTTGTATTAACGCGCTCAAAATACCAATGTTTAATCCTGCTTGCTTTGCTGCGAGAAAGATGTCGTATTTTGTCGGAGTTTCACTAGAACGAAAATCTCTAAGAGACTGAAGGGATTTCTCGCTTACGCCCTTGATGCTATTTAGTCCAAATCTAATATTTTTACCTTCAATAGAAAAATCCATTCCAGACTTAGCTAAGTCGGGGGATAATAATTTAATTCCGAAATTAGATAGTTCTTGGCATACTTTAGCTATTTCTTCTTGTGGAGAAGGCTCGTATTTGGTCATTTTTAATAAAGATATAAAAAACTGCTGTGGATAGTTAAATTTTAGATAAGTGGTCCATGCTGATAGAGTTGCGTATGCAAGAGAGTGCGATTTGTTAAAGGAATAGTTTGCACTATCTTCTGCCACACTCCACAAAATGTGGGATATTTCTCTAGGCAGATCGTTTTGCTCTACTTTGTCTTCAATCTTCTTTTTCCATGCAGGCATTTGATCAACCTTTTTCTTACCAACGATCCTTCTGAGCTGTTCCGCTTCATCAAGAGTGAACCCAACTTTAACCGCCATTTGCATTAATTGCTCTTGATATAACGGAATTCCTCCTGTATAGTCTAAAACATCACTAAAAAATTCATGAATAACCTGAGCCTCTTCTGTTTCAGAATATGTGGCATAGTTATCTAAAAATTCTAATGCACCTGGCCTTCCAATTGCCACAACTGCACTAAGCTGCTCTAGGTCTTTTGGCTTGATTTTCTTGCAGACCCTATAGTTTGTGTCAGACTCAAGCTGAAAAAGCCCGTGAGGCGCCTTCAGGCCTTGCAGGGGTTTATATACGTTTGCGTCATTTAGGTCTACAGCGGAAATATCTATATCTAAGTTGCGACATACATCATAAATCACACTTAATGTTCTTAAACCTAAGATATCAAACTTTACCATAAGCTCTGCAACCCAATTCATGTCGTACCCTGTCACTAAAGCTCCATCATTTGATTTTTGAATTGGGCAAATATCAGTAATTTTTTGGAAAGAAATTGCGATTCCGCTAGGGTGTACGCCAGTGTTTTTATTCAAACCTTCTAGCTTAAGAGCGATCTCAAAGACTTCTGGGTTATTAGCTGCCCAATCTGCAAATTTTTCACTCTCTTCTATTGCAGATGAAATTGGCATAACAACTCCAAACTTTTTTGGAATGGTGTCGCTAACCTCATTAACTTCTTGCTCGGAAAATTCTCCAGCAATTTTTCCGCATTCCTTTATACAGAGCTTTCCGCTAAGAGTGTTTAGCGTTAATATTTTAGCTGTACGAGCAGGATGTTTTTTTTCTATGTATTCTATAACCTCAGCCCTTCTTTCATAAGCAATATCATTATCCACGTCAGCCAAAAGGCTGCCATCAAGATATGTTGTTCCGTTTTTTTCTATTTTTCTTGCCCTGCTTTTAGAAACAAAACGCTCGAAAAATAAGCTGTATTTAACTGGATCAACATTAGTTACGCCAATTAAGTATAAAACTAGGGAGCCCGCCGCAGATCCTCTGCCTGGGCCCGTAGGTATATCATTTTCGTGGCAATAATTTATTATATCCCAGTTTAATAAAATATAATCTATAAACCCTAGCTCATCTAAGATTTTAAGCTCTGATTTTGCTCTATGAAAATATTCTTTCTTATTTTTAAATTTATCTATGCCTCTATCATAAACTCCTTTATGACATAGCTTGCGCAGGAAGTCGAAGTTTGAAATATCTTCTGATGCATCAAGCATTTCATAGTATTTCTTTTCGATTTTAATTTCTGGTAATTTTACGCCTGGAGGCGCACAATCTTCGTAATCTGTAAACTGTTCTGTAAAACTCATTATACTTCTATCTCCCATATCATTTTTTTGAATACTTCGTAGTTAACTTTAATTTCGTATATAGCATCATGCAATTTTTTTTCATCAAAGTCAACATCAAAATCTTTGCAGCATTGCTTAAGATTACAACTTAAGCCTCTCTCAATCAAGTGATTAAGTCGATATTGCCATGCTAAAAAATTATCATCTTTATCTAGCCTTATTCTCTTCTTAAGAGCTTTTGCAAGACATAAGGTATCAACTAGATGCTCAGTATAGCTGAAATCAGTTTCTGCATTTTCATCAATAAGTTTACGATGAACATTATGCATGTAAACATCAAATCCTAGCAAGTTATGACCAACCTTAAGATAAGAGTCATCGTATAAATACTTCTCAAAGTGGTCTAGTGCAGCTTTGGGGCATGTAGCTTTTTTCTTGTACTTTGATTCTGTAAAGCCAGTGATTTTGGCTGCGTCAGGAGAAACGTTTAATTCGTCCCATTTAAGCCAATAATCTTTTTGTTCTACAATTTTATTATTTTCTATTACAAGAAATGCTAATTGCCAAGGTTTATTGTTTGATACAAGGTTTAAGTTACATGTTTCGTAGTCAAACAGTAAATACTTTTTATTTTTTTGAAATCTAAGCAGTGATTCTTTCATTTTTTTTCTTCCAGCTTTCGAAGCAAAACTCATTGCTGCCGAAATGATCTAAGTTTGGTTTTGATAATGTTTTATTTCCGAAGCTTCTACCAGTTATGCATTTATATGTTTGTAGAGCTTTTACATCTTTTTTGTTTTTATAATATATACTTTTTGTATGTTGTGTTTTTAAATTATTGCCATCTGCATACTCTTGAACTTTCTTAGCTACAAAATTATCAAATGGAAGAGAATTATTCTCTATAAACAATGTTGGCTTACAAAAATCAAAGTTTGGTGTGCAATTGCAAAATTTAATTAAATTATTAAATATAAATGAATCATAAAATGGTACAGCCATTAGTAAGTCTTTATTTTTCCAGTATTTTTTTAAAGTCTTGCGATCCACACAATTGAAGTTCTCTGTATTAGCTTCGCTTGATATACTATTTAACAATTTGCATCCATTTGCGTTTTTGGCAAAGATTATGATCTTATGTGAGGATTGTTGACTTTCTTCTTTAGGGTTGATTTTAGCATCTTCTTTCATGTTTATTCTTAAACCAAAAATTAATTTTAATCCAAGATTGTCTGCTTGTTTTTTAGCTTGTAGGAATCCAGTTAATGAATCTTCTACAAGAACTACTTCTTTTAATTTATTTTCTGTAGCAATTGTAAAAACACTGTCCGACTTACCTTCTTTATGTGTAATTGGATCTTCAAGCGTTAATATACTTTTGCCTATAGAAAAGTGACTTTTAAATAAAGGAATCATGCTAATATTCTATAGTAAATATAGTTCAATGTCAAGAAAGAAAAGTTGTTAACAGCTATATATTCCTATTGACAATTACCCCCTCAAATGTTAATATTTTAAACACAATATGGATATAAAAGTAAAAAAACGAAACGGACGCCTTCAAGACTTTAATGTCGAGAAAATTAATGCTAATGTTGAACGCGCATGTAACGATATCGCTGATGTATCAGTAAGTGAAATCGTGCTAGATGCTCAACTTCAATTATACGACAAGATCACAACCAAGGAAATTGATACAGCTCTTATATTAAGTGCTCGAGAAAAGATCGAAAAGGAGCCTAACTATAGTTACGCCGCAGGTAGATTACTACTAAATACAGTATATAAAGAAGTTTTTAAAGAAGGTGTTGATAGTGACGCGTTCAGGCTTCAATACAGGAAGAGCTTTATTCAAGGAATAAAAAAGCTCGTTAAGGGTGGTAAGCTTAATACTAGAATGTTGGAATATGATTTAGGGAAGCTTTCTGAAGCTATTCGTATTCGTAGAGATAACTCTTTTAAATATTTGGGTATACAAATATTAACAGACAGATATTTCATTCGAGAAGAAGATAAGATCATGGAGGCTCCTCAGTCTTTTTGGATGAGAGTAGCAATGGGCTTAGCTTTAAACGAAGAAAATAAAGAAGATTGGGCGATTAAATATTATGATATGTTTAGTCAATTTTTATATACTTCTTCAACCCCTACTCTCTTTAATAGTGGAACGACCAGATCTCAATTAAGTTCATGTTATTTAAACACTTTTGATGACAGTATTGATGGTATTTTTGACGGTGCTTGGCAAGAAGCTCGTAAGAGTAAATATGCTGGAGGCCTAGGTCTTGATGTAACCCCTTTTAGGTCAACAGGTTCACATATTAAGGGGACTAACGGTGTTTCTAGCGGGCTTGTGCCGTGGCTTAAGATATACAATGATCTTCTTGTCGCAGTGAATCAAGGAGGTAAGCGTCCAGGAGCTGGATGCGCTTATCTAGAGCCTTGGCATTTAGACTTTGAAGACTTTTTGAACTTAAGAAGAAACACTGGAGATGACAGGTTGAGGTGTCATGATATGAACACTGCTTCTTGGATTCCTGATGAATTTATGCGTAGAGTTCAGAATGAAGATGTTTGGTACTTTTTTGATCCAAAAGAATCTGGGCTGCACGATTTGTTTGGGGCGGAGTTCGATAAAAAGTACAATGAACTATGTAATCAGGCAGAAGAAGGCTTAATTAAAAATTACAGAATAACCCCTGCAAAAGAGTTGTGGAAAAAAATGCTCAAGGTTTTATTTGAAACTTCTCACCCATGGAATACTTTCAAAGATCCGTGCAATATTAGATATACAAATCAACATGAAGGTATTGTTCATAGTAGTAATTTATGTACAGAAATCACTCTTCACACTAAATCTTCTAAATACGAAAAAGGAGAAAAGACTAATATTGGAGAGACTGCAGTATGTAATCTTGGGTCAGTCAACCTTCTTAATCATTTAAATGAAGACAATACTTTAGATTATGATAAATTAAAAAATACTATTCACACTGCAATTAGGGCATTAGATAGTGTTGTTGATCTTAATTTTTATCCAACTAAGGAAGCAGAGGCTAGTAATTTAAGGCATCGTCCTATTGGTTTAGGTATGATGGCTCTTCATGATATTTGTCACAGAATGAATATTAATATTGATAGTGATGAAGCTGTAGAGTTTAATGATAAATTATTTGAATTTTATTCTTATCATGCAATATACGCTAGTTCTCTATTGGCGAAAGAAAAAGGTAGATACGAAACTTTTGATGGGTCTCTGTGGAGCAAAAATATTCTACCTATTGACTCTAATAATAGATTAATGAATTACCGCACAAAATCCAAGGAATCTGAAAGAGGTGAGGGGGAAAGCATGAAAGATGAATGGCTTGAATTAAGGGCTCATATATCTGAATTTGGCATGCGCAACAGTAATGTTATGGCTATTGCACCAACAGCTACCATCGGCTATATTAATGGAGTAGAGCAAAGTATAGAACCTAATTTTTCTGTGTTGTTTGTTTATGAAAACAAAAGCGGCAATTTCTTTATTACGAATGAACACTTTATTAATGACATGAAAAATGCTGGTTTATGGAATAGCAAAATCGCTAAGCTCGTAAAAAGCGTCGATGGGGACCTATCTTTACTAAATGGAGATATTCCATCTGAATTAAAAGAGAAATATAAAACAGCGTTTGATCGCGATATGTTTAAACTAATTGAATGTAATGCGGCTCGCCAAAAATGGATAGACCAAGCGGTAAGCTTTAATTTATACAATAAATCTACTTCCTTAAAGTATTTAAATGATGTTTATATGTCTTGCTGGGAAGCTGGATTAAAAACAACTTATTATCTTCGTAATCGCGCTGCATCCAAAGTAGAAAAAGCTCATAATGATGAAAGCAAAAAAGAAGAACCATCCGCTTGCAGTATAGAAGCGATGAAGAATGGTGGTACTTGCGAAAGCTGTCAATAGTGAATCGACATCAACATTTAAAAGCTTTTAAAGAAGCTATTGTTAGATGTAAATTAATTAGAAGAGATCTAAGAATAATTAATTCTAATATAGATTCTATAAATTATAGAAAAAATAGAGATTACGCTGAAACAGCTTATGTTCAAACATTGGAAGAGATAATAGATAGAGGTAAAAAGTATCTCTCTCTAAACCCAGAGGCAGATGAATCAATAAGAGTTGCGATAGATATTGAAAAATATCAGCATCTTTTAGATAAATTAGAGTAAACTTAATCTTGACTTAGAACGTTATTTATTATACAATAAAACTATGAATGATAAAACAGGAGAATTACTAACAAAAAATATCGCGGGGGTGAATAGAATTTTACCTCATAAGCATAAATATGCGTGGGATTTATTTTTAAAAAGTTGTGCGAATAATTGGATGCCTACTGAAATTAGTATGCAGAACGACATTAAACAATGGAAAAACGATGAAATTACAGAAGACGAAAAATTACTCGTTAAACGCTGCCTTGGATTCTTTGCGGGATCTGAGTCTTTGGTTGGTAATAACCTGCTGCTTTCGGCTTTTAGATTTATTACTGATGCTGAATGCCGTCAGTACATACTTCGTCAAGCTTTTGAGGAAAGTCTTCACAACCTTACGGTAGTGTATATTTGTGATAGCTTAGATCTTGATATAGAAGAGGTTTTTGCTGCTTACGAAACAATTCCAAGTATTAAAGCAAAAGATGACTTCTTAATGGGTATTACTAATGATATTAGTCGTCAAGATTTCAACGCTCACACTACAGAGGGTAAGCAAGAAATTTTGCGTAATTTTTTAACTTATTGGATTGTTTGCGAAGGAACATTCTTTTTTAGCGGATTTGCAATGTTATTAGCCTTAGGTCGCCAAAATAAACTTCAAGGAATATCCGATCAAATTAAATATACTTTAAGAGACGAAAGCTCTCATATTGCGTTTGGAACTTATTTGATTAATACTTTGATTGATCAAAATCCAGAAATCTGGACAAAAGAAATTCAAGATGAATTTGTGGAGCATATGAAAAAAGCTGTAGAGCTTGAAATAGCTTACGCTCACGATGTTTTGCCTACAGGTATATTGGGTTTAAATGCAGATATGTTCGTAGAATATATGCATTATATAGGAAACAGAAGACTAGAGGGTATCGGTTTAGATTACCGTTTCCCTAGTGATAAAAACCCTTTTCCTTGGCTAAGTGAAGTTGTAGATGTTCAAGCTATGGGGAATTTCTTTGAAAGAAGAGTTAGAGAATATCAACAAAGCGGGGCTTTAGAAGACGACTTTTAATTTCGAACAACTCCAAAAGAAATGTTCAAGCCCCCGTAAGGGGGCTTTTTTATGACAAGATATCAAGTAAAGGCTCGCCTTTATGAGCTATTGTAAAAGGTCTTCCAGAAGGAGAATATTGGTAGTCATTTAATGGTAAGCCTAAAGTGTGTGCAATTGTAGCGTTTAAGTCTTCTGGTTTAACAGGCTTGCCTTCTGTAGGAGTTCGCCCCGTTTTGTCGGTTTCTCCATAAGTCATTCCACCTTTAACTCCTCCTCCTGCTAAAAAAGCTGTAAAGCAATAAGGCCAGTGATCTCTTCCGTCTCTTCCGTTAATATTTGGAGTTCTTCCAAATTCAGAAGTTAAAACTACCAAAGTCTCAGAAAGCATACCTCTTCGATTTAAATCGATTAACAGGCCACTTAATGCTTGATCGATATCTGCGCAATTTGCCGCTACTCTATCAAAGTTATTATCATGTGTATCCCATCCTCCTCTTGTTACTTCAACATATCTTACCCCGTGCTCTACTAACCTTCTTGCTAATAAGCATCCTTTTGCAAAATTAGTTTGACCATAAAGATCACTTGTTGACTCAGGCTCTTTTGTGATGTCAAAAGCGTTTAAGTCATTACTATTCATTAATTTAATTGCGTCTTTATATAAGTCAGAATAAGCTCTTACTTTTTTCTGCGGAAATTGGGTGGAAAAATTTTCATTTAAAGCTTCTGCGATAGATATCCTACTTTGAAAATGCTCATGATCTAAGTATGAAGCCATTTTGCTATTGGCTAGTCCTGAGCTTGGATTATTAATTGGTAATGCTCCGTATTTAGATTCTAAAAAGCCAGCTCCGCCTCCGCCGCCTCCTATTTTAACATTACTTGGTATTGTTCTGTTGATTGAACCAGAAAGTTTGGACACCCAGCTACCAAATGTAGGATGAACAATTGTGCCTCTTTTAAGATAGCTTGTATGCATTAAATAACTGGCTTGCTCATGAGCTCCTTGGCTTGTGTTCATTGTTTTAATTATTGCTGCATGATGCATAAGCTCGGCGGTCTTTGGTAGGTTTTCTGAAAGAATTACTCCATCCGCGCTTGTTGGAATAGATTTGGTAGGACCTTGAATATCTGGTGCGTCTGGCTTCGGCCCAAATGTATCAAGGTGAGACATGGCTCCTCCCATATTTAAATAGATTACGTGCCTTGCAGTAGGAACTCTTGCTCCTGGATTTAACGCGCTAACACTATTATGTATATACGCTCCTGCCATTGGCATAAGACCCACCCCAAAACATGCTTTTGCAGCATGAGCTATAAATTCTCTTCTTCCTAATTCGTCTATTGTATTAAAGTTCATAATAGATTATTACACAATTTTGAGAAAAGTCAACAGAAAGTGTATGATATATTGTGCGGTTTTTATTGCTTATATTCATTATACCCAGTATTTTATGCGCTAGATTGCAAAGAGAAGATTATTTAGATAATTGTGATTGGTGCAAAAATCAAGCTAAGTCTACTCAGCCATTAGATATCGGCGAATGGAGTATGAGATGCAAGCAAAAACCGAAACCAATATGGTTTAATTATAGAAATATAGGCAGAGCATATGGAACTTATAAAGAAAAAACTTCTATGTGTTGGATTTATTCTGAAAAATTAGGTTGGATATACAACACCCCTCAATATAAAGATTATATTTATACTCACAAACTTGGATGGATCTACGTAAAAGATGGCAAGGTTTATGTCTTCAAAAAGAAAAAGTGGGATTATTTTACAAATATAAATTCATGAGTATTAATTAATGTCCAAATTATTTCTTTATATGCATCTTTTTCGTTTTTAATATTATCAGTAAATATTTTAATTTCTTTAGAAGAGGGCTCTCTGTTTAATATATATTTATATCCTGTTGTAATTTTATCATTTAATGACTTTTGAGACTGTATTGCTTTTATAATTTCAAAGTTTTTATTTTTTAATAATCTAGTTTCAACAAAACCATTAAGAAGATTCAATACTTGTGTCGCAGAAGCGCTTTTATTTGCGTTTTCTATCTGTTCCCTATCTGAACCACCAAACTCACGAATGAGGTGCCCTATGGGCGCAGGAGAAGGCAGTTCTGAGGCTCTTACTGAATTACGGTCTTTTACAAAGTTTTGCTGATATTCTTTTTTCTTGTTTTCAATCTGGGATTTGAATTTATCAACACAAGAGTCACAACAAAAAGCTAAAGTCTCTCCGTTTTCATTTAGAGCTAATAATGTTGGGTCTATCGCTCTACCGGGTTTGATTGGACAGTCTGTGTTTATTGGTTTGCTGAATTTAGACTCGCTTTGAGTTTTAGGTCTTTCAGTTTTGTTTATTTTTGCCATCAATTCCAAAAACAATTCTTCTCCTGTCATTTCTGAAAAATTTTGAAAATTTTCATATCCTTTTGTGTTTTGCTCTAATTTTCTAGAATCAATATTATTTACCGTTAAATTAACTAAGGAATCCCAGATTTGTTCTCCGCTCATTCTTTCAAGCATAGGCCCTTGATAGAAATATGGTACTGCATTTTTGGATTGATTTTCGCTATCTGGACCAGCCACAATCCATTTTACTTCTACGGGCATAGACTGATCTTTGTTGTCTTTAGCAATAATGTCCCTCACCATAGATTGGCGCTGAAAAGTTTTTGTATTATATAATATTCTAAGAAATTCCTTAAGGTCATAATTTAATGCAACCATAACTTTTTCGAGGTGAAGTTGAAGTTTTGGATCGGTCGCTAATGTATCATCAAACATATTGTCTATGGGTTCAATTAATGCTAGTCCAAAAGCTTCTTTCCAGAGTCGGTTAACAATAACTGCTGTAAATCTTGGGTTTGAATCTGAGGCTAGCCAGTTTGCATAAATTTCTCTAGATCCTGATTGAGGGGCTTTTGTTTTAATGTCTATCTCTTCTCCAAAAATAGTTTTACCCATTAATGCTTGGTTTGGTTTTCCGTTGTCGTATTGATAATCTTTTGGAAGATTTATCTTTCCATTGCCCATACTAGCTAGTCCAGTTTGAAGAATGTCTTGTATGTCTCTCACTCCGTTTTGTAATTGCCTTGATTTTTGCGGTTCATCATTATTTTCTAATTTGCGCCTTTCATCTCTAGCCAATCTGTTTAATATGGTTAAATTTTCTGGACTTTTGGTTCTTAAGTTAGTTGAGCCACTCGTAAAAGCTGCCATTTCGTAAAATTGCTTTTGAGTCCAGCGATCAAATGGATGATCGTGGCATTGGGCGCATTCTAAGCTCGTACCTAAGAATACTCTAACTGTATTTGCCATACTGTCTAATGGCATATTTACATCACGAGCAAAATAACTAACTCCCTCATTACCTTTAATCCATAGTGGGCCAGAAGAAGAAAGCATCTCTCTTACCCATTCATCATAAGGTTTGTTATTGGAGATGAAGTCTTTTACATAATTTTTATATGGAACGCCAGATATTCTATTGTTTAATCTATCTTTAATTCTTAATATATCTGCCCAAAAGTTAAACCAATGGCTTACATATCCTTCGCTACCTAATAATTGATCAATTAGCTGCGATCTTTTATTTTTATCTTTACTATTTAAAAAAGAATCTACTTCTGTTAAAGATGGAGTCCTGCCAATAACCTTCAAGTATGATCTGCGTAAAAATGTAGCGTCGTCAACTTCTTTATTTGGTCGAAGATTATATCCTCTAAGTTTTGTTTCAATCAAGCTATCAATATAATTAGCATGAGTTTTTAGATCGTTATCTGCTAGAGGTTTTTTGAATTTAGGTAAAGCTTCGTGACTGGGAGGGAAGTTATTTTTAATATAAGCTTGATTATCTTCTGTTAGAGAATCTATTGCTATTCTAAATAACTGTAAATCACTAGATCTTTTTATTAAAGCGTGAGTCGCATTTGCCTCAAGAATATCTCCTTTTAGATCTTTTCCGTTGTTAAAATAAAGTGTATCGCCAAAGCAATAGATTGATGATAAGAATAATAAAATTAGTTTTTTCATTGTAGGATTATAATATTTACAAACTATAATTACACAAAAAAGCCACCCATTTTTGGGTGGCCGTATGGAACATTTATTAGATTTCTTAAAAAGAAAAGTTAAATGCTGCAGACAATAAATCTTCTCCATCCATAGATTCAGAATCTACTCTCGCATATCCTATAGAACCTTCAATAGAATCGGTTAGATTTTTTGAAAGAGTCGCGCCAACTTGATAGTAATCATTATTTTCAAGTCCATACCTATCTGAATTACCGACTGATCCGCCAATAGTTAAATTTGCGAATTGCAAATCAAAACCGTGTGACATTCCTCCTTCGAAGACGTAGTTATTATCACTGGTATCTCTTTGAATTAATAGATAAGGAGATAATACAGTATTCAAGCTCAATCTCACAACTGCATCTAGTTGACTTTGACCACTCACAATCTCTTCATGCTCAAGGCCAACATAAGCTTTGAGTAAATCTGCAAATTCAGAAGAAGCTCCTACAGAAAAAACATAAACACTTTGTCCGTCAGAGAGTTCATCAAAAGAAGATGCCGAACCTTCAAGGGTTAGGCTTTCAATTTCTTGACTGTAACCGACTGAAGCAGAAAGACTTTCTTCTGTGAGTAAAGAGCCTTTATTGAATGTGTCGCTTCCATATCCAAGGGATACAGAGCCGGATCCAGCGTAAGCTGCGTTAATAAAAAGCGCTGTAATAGCGGTAATAGTAATTAATAATTTTTTCATAATTAAAGTAGGATTATATATTATATATCAGAAATGTCAATCAATTTTTATTTTATTTGATAACTTTCCTTTTTTGCGAGGGATTTTAATCTCCAATATACCGTTATGCATTGATGCAGATATTTTATTAGAATCTAATTCTGATGTAAGTTTAAATGTATTCTTGAATCCATCTTTAAAGATTTGTTGCTGAACATATTCTCCTTCGATAGATTCTTCTTTTGGGGTTTTATAAGAGACAGAGAGCTTTCCGTTGTCGCATTCGATGTTGATGTCTTCCTTGGGTATTCCTGGAGTTAGTAGTTCTATTATGGTTTCTTTTTCTCTCGCAATAACATTAGCTTGAACTGGATAATCATCTAAATCATTAAAATAATCTGTTTCTTCGGGTAATGAGAAGTTGAGGAATAAATCATTTAATAGATTATTCATTGTTATTTTTGTTTTATTTGAATCTGGTCTGTAATTTTTTTTGAAGTAATATGACATAATATGTATTTGTTAGGGGTTAAAGTATAATAAAATATATTTGCAAAAGTTATGCCAATTATTTTTTAAAAAGAAAATTTCTCCATTCAGCGCGCTCTTTTTGAAAGGGATGGAAGAAGGGATAAGGGTAGGAAGGCTTTAAGTCTTCGCCTCTATAGTTTTTGTATGGATATATCGCTGCCTTTTTGGAGTTGCATGGTTGACAGGTTAATGTGACATTATGACTCTCTTTTGTGCCACCTTTGCTTTTGGGATAAATATGTTCAATCGTAGTATCTTTTATTTCAAACTTATCTCCACAAATTTGACACCTTCCTTTATACCTTTTATATAAATATCTTAAATTAGGTTTTTGCTTTGTTTGGTAAACCCATTTCGCAGTAGTTAGCAATATAGTAGGAACTGGGTATAGCTTATTTGACGAAGATATAAATGGCTGATTTTTATAATAAGTAGCCCGCTCTTCATCTACCCATTCTTCCCAATATAATGGCTCCCCTGATTGAGATAAAACTTTAACAGAGGAATTTTTATTAGATATTGACCCGCAAGATATTAATTTTCGAACGCCTTCTTTAGCTGTAGTGATATTAATTGGTGTCCAGAAGTGAGAGAGTATTAATACTACCCTATCTTTTCCTTGTACGAGGTCCAATATTTATTTTTTAGGTTTTTCGTGAGTATACCCCATTTTTTTCATTTTGAGGTGATCTTCTAAGGTTTTTGCTTTATAGCCTTTTCCTGTTTTTGGGTCATACATCATATGCGGTTCAAAATCTTCTTTAGCATAATCTTTTTTCATTTTTTTAGATTGCGCTTTTTTGATCGCTTCTTTTGAAGGATAGTCTTTATCTCCTGGTTTTGCAGCTTTATAGTTTTTGCCCATTCTTTTTTTCTTTTTTTGAATGTTTTCCCAAAGACCTGCTTCGGTTTCATCTTGTTTGTTTGAGGTTTCTTCAACATTTTCTTCCTCACCCTTGGTTACTTTGGTCACGCTCTTTTTGCTCCACATTTTGCAGCTCCAATAACGAGCTTTTGTTTTTGGGCCAGGATTAGAACAGTTATGACGAGCTCTAAAGTTTTTGCGACGACCAGGGTCATCACGTTTTATTTCCATATTTGGGTCACCGAAATTTACTTTAACGACATTACCTTTTTCATTTTTAACATAAACAGAAAACTTTTTTGGCCCTTTTGGCGTTCTGAAAGGTTTGTTTAGTTTTTTTCCTTTATTAGCTTCTGCTGCCCAACTTTCCTCGCTAACATATTCTTCGAAGCCTAATTCATCAACATCAATAAAAATCGTGCTCCACATTTCATCTGTAAACTCAGGGTCTTCTTGAAGCTGATAATTATAAATATCTAACTTTGCTTGAATAAAATCTTCTTCTGTAAAAAAGTTTTCTTCCCTCACCCCGTCGTCAATAAGAACATTTGCGGAAGCTTTTGCGATATCTTGGTCTGCTTTTCTATATGAATCTTTAACTTTTCCACCCTTAACCATTTTTAGGAATGTATTCACTCGAGCCATAGCCCATTGACCTCTACTTTTGCCTGGTCTATGGCTAGAAGAAAATGCTCCTGCGCCCCTGCGATAAACTTTCTTCAATTGTGAAAGGGTAACTTTTTTGCTATATTTCGCGTTATGTTCTTTGACTTTTGATTTTAGAGACTCTAAAACTTTTTCTGAAAAGGTTATTTTGCCACCTTTTTCTCCTGCGCTACCTGGCTTATTTTTATCTGAGCCTTTACGTTTTTCTGATTTTTTTGCGGGTGTTTGCGCTGAACTCTTTGGTCCAGGACGTTTAGCTGAGTGAGATTCATTTTCCATAGTTACTTATTACACAATAAATTGTAATCATTATCGTACATTTTTTGAACTAATTTTTTAAAATTTGTTTTTCTTTTCCAACCCAATTCTTTTTCAGCTAAAGATGGATCTCCGCATAGTTTATGAACTTCTGCTGGTCGATAAAATTTTCGATTAACTTCAAATAGTATTTCTTTGTTTTCTGTAAAATATTTTTCTTCTTCGTTCTTGCCTGATTTGATGTATTTAATACCGGAATAATTTAATGCTTCTTCAAGAAATTCTCTTACACTATGCATTTCGCCGCTTCCGAGTACATAATTTTTTGGACGATCTTGATTAAGCATTAACCAAACGCCGTCCATAAAATCCTCTGCGTCACTCCAGTCCCTTTTAGCTTCAATATTTCCTAAAGTAAGAGGTGTTATTTTTTGATTATTTTCTATTTGAGTTTTTATTTTTGCGATGCCATGGGTAATTTTTCTTGTGACGAAATCTAACCCTCGCCTTTTTCCTTCGTGATTAAATAACCATCCTTGTATCGCATATAAACCATAAGACTCTCTGTAAACCCTCACAATATGCCTTGCGGCGCATTTTGCTGCTCCATAAGGAGATTGAGGAAGTAATGGGTGGGATTCGTTTTGAGGAGAGAAAACAACGTCACCAAATTCTTCACTGCTTCCAGCATTGTAAAATCTACAGTGAGGAGAAAACCTTCTAATTGATTCTAAAATATGTAGCACTGCATTAGAATCTGTTTCCCACGTTTGTATTGGATAATTCCAACTCCCAGCTACAAAAGATTGTGCAGCAAAGTTTATGAAAAAATCTGGCTGTAAATCAATCACTATATCACGAATACTATGCGCGTCATTTAAATCCATGTCAATTAGCTCAAATCGCGATTCATTTTCTAGATGTAAAATATTTTCATGGTTTTTTACGCTTAAGCGTCGCGCTGTACCGTATATTTTATAATTTGTATTTTTTAAAAGATAGTCAACCATATGACTACCGTCTTGACCTGTTACTCCTGTTACTGTTATTTTTTTCATTATATGATAATAGCGAGAATAGTGAGTATTTATATATATTTAAAAGATTTTAATATGTCTATATATTCAAGCTCTAGACTAGCAAGATCTGGTTTGTCTAAAATAGGATCTGATTGCGCCCATTGTGAAATTTTTTGAACGTCAATCTGCGAGGGTAAAAATGTTTTTGCTCCAGATAACTTAACAGCTTCTTGCCTTGAGTCATAACCGCAGGAAATTACATCTGCCCCATTACCTCGAGAAACTATACAACCATGCACTCTATTGCCAAAAAACTTATCTACATTTCTATAATTTTCTAAAACCAAATTTGTATTACCACTGTAATTTATAATTGATTTTTGATTCCAACCAAGCTGTTGCGCAAGTTGGTATTCTTTATTATTGTGAGCAAAGAAAACAAAATTATTTTTAATTAGTGAATCTGCTATAGGTTTCTGTATTGAGTCCCAGGTTTGAGATTGATTCGGGTTAAAGTCTCTGTAGTGCGAGCCTCCCGGCATCAGGTTGCAGGCTTTAATTGATTGTGTTTTTGGTTTATTTTGGCAAGAAAAAATAGCAGGGCAAGTTAATACTTTAAAGCTTGATTTACATATATCATTAACTGCAGGATCTCTAGCTACAACCTCGAATGAATGATCTTTTAATTGCCGCGCACTTCTAGATAATCCATTGATGTCTGCTCCTCGATATATATTTTCCCAGTCTTGAAAGCTGCCTGCGCCAAGTACGCAAAAATTATTTTTATTTTGAGAGGGCCATTGTCCTGTCATATTTTTCCACCATTGAATACCCCAGTTATTGTTTGAATATAAACTCCAAAAAACAGGCATTCCTGCCCATATGCATTTGTCAAAATTAGAACTGTTGTAGATATCGCTAGTTTCTTTGTCTAGGACTTCAATTATTGCGTTTTTATCAATTTTACTTATTAGGTATTCTACGCCAACTCTTATAAATTCATCTCCAGGATTTTTACCAATTGTTGAAAAAATTAACCATTTCATAATATCTGCCAATTATTTTCCAAGGTTGTTCTGCCCCAGCCTGCAGCGAATTGCTTTGCGGGGATATATTTTTTAATTTTATCTTTTAAGTGTTTTTGAGATTCAATCAGGTTACAAACAGAGCTATCAATGCAATATATTTCCTCAGCCCCCTCAATGATTTGCATCCAATTAAAAATATTGTAGCCTTTAATTGGCATGACTTTTATTATATTGTCTCCATCTATAAAAAAATGGTTTCCTTGTGACGAATTTTCGTGAGCAAGTACATAACTTGAGCTCTTAATCATTTTTTTAAATAAGGAATTTTCTCGCGAATAGTCTCTTTTGAAGTCAAGCTTCCATCTTTCTTCAATCGGAACATTTGATAGTTTATATTTTGCTTCAACGAAGTTTTTTGCAAAATTAGTATTTGAATGGTATTGCTCAACCGAACTCCCAAAAAAACCGAAGGACAAGTCTAGCTCCTTATATTGAGCTTGCTTACATATTTCTTTCGCGCGGAGAACCGAATTGCTTATACTACATTTTAAATTAATCGTCTCGACATAATCTATATCTCTGAATATATCAATATAGTCGCAAAGAACTGGCCATAATATTTGGTAACCTCGATCAAAATAATACTTTGCTATAGGCAGACATATAATAATGTCTCCTAATCTGCCCGGTTGAATGATTCCAAGTCTACTCATATTTTTTTTGAATTTCAATATCTTCTTGTCTCGCTAATTCTATTTTGTCTTTTGATACCGAGTCAGGCCTATCAAGAAAACTTCCAACGATTTCTGGTATTCTCTTGAATTTATAATTATTTTTTGATAAACTGAGCCACATATCATAATCGCCGCTTGAAATGTAATTTTCGTCAAACAATCCAACATTTTTTATTGCACTTTTTTTAACTAAAGGGAAAGGGCCGCAAATGCATCTTTGAAGTAATGTTTGGTGGCTATATTCGGGCCACATGAAAATATTATTTATGGAAGAGATATTTTGCTCTCTGCATAGAAAACAGCCTCCATAAAACAAATCTACATCAGGAAATTTAGTGCAGTACGATTCATAGGTTTGCAAGGCAGAAGGGAATAGAATATCGTCTGTATTCCAGTTTACTATATATTTACTTTTAGACGCTCTAATCGCTATATTCCACGCTTGATATATCGAGATTCTAGATTTTTCGGGTAAAACCCGAGAACTAATACCCCTCCTAAAGTTAAAATTTTTAATCATCTCCAACGAAGAATCTGTAGAATTTGCGTCAACAAAAATAATTTCAAAGTTTTCGCAAAACTGTTCATTAACAAATTTCAAATATTCAGGCAAGAACTTTTCCGAATTATATACTGATACAATTACTGAAATCATAAGACTTTTTTCCAGAAAATATTTTGAGCGTTTTTGCATTCTTGGGAAAATTGTTCTAACCCTTTTTCTTTAAAATCTAAATAAGAACCAATTCTCGCCATGTCGCCATGAAACTCTCTAACTCCACATAATATTGATTCTGCGATCATTCTGCAAAACGGCTCATTAACAATAGGGTTGTGGAATATCGCTTTACTTTTTCTGTAAATCCTTGCAGTTTCTTGGTGAGAAACTCTTCCATGGAAATTTATATTTTCAAAGTTTAAAAAAAATGACTCTAGGTTAATTGTGCCCCAGCCAAAAACATCAATTTTTCTGGATGGATTATCTGTGGCAAATTTAATTAAATTATTCAAGCCTTTTAATTCATGAAGGAATCCACAATAAACTATATCATATATTTTTTCCTCTTCTTTAGCGAAGAATATCTCTTTATCTATTGGGTCTGGTACAATTTCGATGTTATTAAAAATATTTCCATATAAAGATTTAAAAAAACTCGCGTGAAAGTCAGATAAAAAGAAAGTTTTTTGCGTAGATAAA